GACGCGCTCATCAAGCGCATCCGCAACGAGGTTGGGGACTACGGCGCCCCGTTCCTCGACACCTTCCTCGGCGGGGATGAACTGAGCAGCTATGACCTGTCCGAGACGAACGTGGGGTCGGCCACCGTCACGATCACCTCGGGGACTCCGCCGACGGGCGTGCTTCTGGTGCCGGCAACGGACTACGTCCTGGACCAGGAGGAGGGGCGGATCATCCTGGTAAACCCCGCTTACTCACCACTGCACCACGGGCAGAACCTGCGGGTCGAGGGCAAAACGCAGGGCATGTTCGGCGACGACGACCTCGCCCTGTACATCTCCGACGCGTTGAACCAGCACACGTACGGGCGCACGGTTCGGGCGCGCTACCGCGACCAGCACGGTTTCATCCGCTACGACGAGCAGCCGATCACGCTGGCCACTCTGCCGACCATCGAGGAGCCGCTGGTCGCCTACCTCGCGTCAATCAACGTCCTGTGGTCGCTGGCGACAGACGCGGCCACGGACATCGACATCGTGACCTCGGAGGGGACCGTCGTCCGGCGCTCCGAGCGGTACCAGCAGCTGATGGAGCACATCGGGACTGCGACGAGCGGATTGACGGGGCGGTACAACCAGCTGTGCGAGCAGCTCAATGTGGGCCTGTCGCGGATCGAGATGTTCACGTTGCGGCGCGTGTCTCGGACGACGAACCGCCTGGTGCCGCTGTTTCGGGATCGGGAGTACGACGACACGGCCCTGCCTCAGCGGCTGCTGCCGCCGGTCGACGGCGTCGAGTACGAGGACGATTCGGGGATTCCGTCGTCCGCGTTCCCTGGCGTGTGGGGGTGACGGGGTGCGTTCTCGACTGGATTGGAAGCACGGGCGTTTCGGGGCCAATGCCGAAACCACTGGTATCCACCGGGGCCTGCGGGCATGGCAGCGGCTGGCGGGCGACTCGTTCACGTACTGGCGGTTCGACTACTCCTCCAGCGAAGTGCACCCGGTGTACGACGAGGGCGCCGGCGCGGGCAAGGCGTGGTACGCGGCTTGGGAGATCCCGGCGCTGCATGTGAACCATGTGGAGGCGGGCAACGTCGAGCCTCGGGACGCCGGCCTGTACGTGATGGACTCGCTGATCGTGACCTGCGAGTTCCAGCAGCTCGCGAAGGCCGGCCTGTCGAAGGTCGACCTGAAGCACGGCAGCTATCAGCGGGACCGGATTACGTACGACGACGTGGTGTTCTCGGTGAAGCGGGTCGACGTGGAGGGCCAGATTCGGCGCCGGGACATTATCGTCACGATTTCTGCGGCTCAGATCATGAACGACGAGCTCGTCAATGACCCGACTTTCCGTGACTACCTGGTGGATTCGAGCTTCGACAATCCATACACCCAGGGCACGTTCGCGGATGCGTTGAGATCTGCCCCGGAGGGACCTTCCCATGGAGACGTTTACCACGACGGCTAGCGCAGGTTCGTCGCCCGTTCTGAATCCGCCGGATACTCCGGAGGTCGGTTCGGCGACCTTCTTCTCTGCGGTTCGCGAGAACGTCCACTGGCTGAAGGGCGCCATCGCTCATCTTCACCAGGGGGCTGCTGGGGGTGTCGGCGTGCAGGGCCCGGCTGGGGAGCCCGGCCCTGCGGGGCCTGTTGGTCCGGCGGGGCCGGCCGGGGCGTTCCTCGCCTCTTGGAGGGGCGCTTGGGATGAGCACTCGGCCTACGCGATGGGCGACATCGTCAGCCATTCCGACCAGGAGGGGCCAGCGGTGTGGCTGGCGGTAGAGGAGCCGGGCGCCACCGCTCCGTCGGAGCCGGTATGGGCGGTGGTCCTGCGACTGCCGACTGCGGTCTGAACGGCGCCCGACCGTAGATTGGAGCTTGCGTAGATGGCAACGCCGCATCCGCCGACTGGGATAGCGAGTGTCAACCTGACCGGCCATTACGTTGATCCCGAGGGGAATCCTCTCCAGGGGACACTGACGTTCACTCCGCCGGTCACGCTGACGCTCCCTGGCGCGACGACGATCTCCGCCCTGCCGGCCACAGTGAAGCTCGACCAGTACGGTCAGTTTTCGGTTTGGCTGATCGCCACGGACAATCCCGGTTCCCCAACCGGATGGACCTACCAGGTGCAGGAGACGCTGTGGCCCGCGTACTCACCGTCCAGTAACAGCCAGACCCGCACCTACAGCGTCTTCCTTCCGTCCAGCCCTGCCACGGTGGACATCAGCCGAATAGCCCCGCAATCACCGTACAGCGGGCAGTACCTGCCGGTCGTTGGACCTCCTGGTCCGCAGGGGGCAGCTGGGGCTACCGGCCCTCAGGGACCTCAGGGGCCAGCGGGTCCTCAAGGGTCGACTGGTCCGCAAGGCCCGGCCGGTCCGCAGGGGGCCGGGCTCGGAGCCGTCACCGCTTCGGGCACGCCATCGGTTGGCCAGGTACTCACGGCCACCAGCTCCAGCGCGGCGACTTGGCAGACCCCGACGAGCACCGTCGATCCCTGGGTTTTCAACGTCAAGTCGTACGGCGCGGTCGGCGACGGTGTCACGGACGACACCGCAGCCATCCGTGCGGCCGTCACGGCGGCGGTCAACTGGGCCACGTCAAGCGGCCGGTACGACTGCACGGTGCTGCTCCCGAGCGCTACGTACCTGCTTTCCTCGGCACCGGTGAAGGGCGGCGCCACGAAGGGCAACGCGCTGATCCCGATCCCCGTCGTGGCCCCGACCGCGAGCAAGGTAACGCTCCGCTTCAAGGGCGTGGGGGAGGCGGGGGCTCTTCCGCACTGGCAGCAGACAAGCCCTGAGATCAACGGAACAGTCCTGAAGACCACCTATCAGGAGGTCATGGACAATACGAACGGGGAATGCAGCGTACTCGGCGGCCCGACGCCCCAGCAGGGCTACGGGCTCGGAACTGGCACCCTTTTCAACAACGTCATGGTGGTGGTGGACGGACTCCAGGTCCAGGCCAAGGGAAACCACGTGGGCGGCTTCATCAGCGCCTTCGATTTCCGAGGAATGGCCGAAGCCCACGTCATCAGCGCCGGCGCCTTCACGGACCAAACCCCGCCCACGATCAGCTCCCCTGACGGCACCGGCTGGGAGTGGGGTCTCGCGATGCCCTTCCCCGCCAATAACGCCTTCTGCAAGGTCGACTCCTTCTCATGCGAGGGGTACACATACGGCGCGCTTCTCACCGAGCACTGCGTGGTCACCCAGATCCAGGCCGTCTACTGCTACAACGGCCTGGTCTCAATCGGCAGTTTCGAGCAATCAGGCGCGGCGCAGCATCAGCTCATGGTCCTGTACGCCTGCGTGGAGGCGTGCACCAACGCTCTGCTGCTCACCACCAGCGGGAAGTTGTACGTCGCCATGCTCGATGTGGAGAACATCAGCGGCTTGCACGTGAAGGATCCGGATGCCACGTCGGTCGGTTACGTGGGCCTGGCCGGGATCATCTCGAACGTCGCGGTGTCGAACCCGACCAAGGTCAAGGTCCAGTACCTTGACCGGCCGCCTGGGACCTTCGCCGCGCCGGCGGTACCCACCTCCGGCACGAGTCTTCGCTCGCCGGCGTGGCGGGACGCCATGGTGTGCGTCTCCGGCGGGGCCGTCTCCCAGATCGCTGTTGACGGGTCCAATACCGGCCTGACCTCTGGGGCGTTTATCGTCCCATCTGGAAGGGCCATCTCCTTGTCGTACACAACGGCACCGTCCTGGACCTGGACGCTCATATAGCAGCCAGAATTACCTGAACCGAAATCCGGCCGGGCACTTTTGGTGGTACGACATGGATCTTCCTATCCAGAGGTGCCTGTGCCGCTGCTTGCGAACGAGGACGCGGCCCTCAAGCAAAAGCTTGGGGGCCTAATCGTCCACGACTCAACAGCAGGTCCGCAGGGGCGCGCTGTCACCGTCCGGTTCAAGAGCCCGGAGTACGAGCTGGCCGACGCCGTCTTCCCGCTGATCCTGATCTCGCACGCCGGGATCAGCAAGGACTCGACGCGGGAGTTTCGGGGGTACGGCACCGTCGGGTATGCGCCGGAGGGCTACCAGCCGTGGGCGGACATCGCCGACCCGGCGCAGTCCCCGTACACGGCCGAGGCGCCCATCCCGCTGAACGTCGACTACCACCTGGAGGTACTCGCCAGGAAGCAGGCGCACATGGTCGAACTTCTTGCTGCGCTGTCACAGTTCGACTATCTGCCGCCGCGCTTTGGATACCTCAGTGTGCCGCAGGACGGGACGGTACGGCGCCTGGACATCCTCGGGGGCCCTGAGACCACCGAGTCGACCGACCAGTTGGATAAGCGTCTGTTCACGGCGGCCTGGAGCATTCGCGTCTCTGCTGAAATTTTCCTGTCCAAGATCGACCAGCTGACGCCCGCGCAACGTGTCGTGCTGGACGTGGTCGACGGGCCGGCCTTCCAAACCGGGGACCTGGTTCACCTCGATCCTCCGATCTCGGTCTCCAAGACGCAGCTGGTGGCAACGACATCCACACTGCCGGTCGGGCATGTCGGCGTCCCGTACCAGTACGCGCTCAGCGCGACGGGCGGCACGCCGCCGTACAGCTGGTCATTGGAGTCCGGCTCACCTCCGCAGGGCCTGGTCCTCGCGTCCAGCGGCTTCGTCTTCGGCATTCCGGTCACCGCGACGACCCCCTCCCCCGCCTCCTTCGTCCTCGGCCTCACGGACTCCGACTCACCCCCACAGGTCGTCAGGCAGACCCTCACACTTGCCGTCTCCGGGAGCTGACATTGACCACGCCCACCCCCACGTACCCGTTCAAGCGGCCGGGTGTCTATATCTCGGAGACGCTGCTTCCCCTGCCGCAGCCGTCAACTGCCCCGGGCACGGCCATTGCTGCGTTTGTCGGCACGCACGCTGCCGGGCCGACGACGCCGGTCAAGGTCAGCTCCTGGTCTCAGTTCATGAGCCTGTACGGGGGGTTCGGGTCTGGGCTCGACTTCCTCCCTTTCCAGGTGTTCCAGTATTTCGCGCAGGGCGGCACGCAGGCGTGGATTCAGCGTGCGGTCGCCGCCGATGCCGTTGCGGCCAGCACGACGATCCTCAACGTCCCGATTCCGCCGAAGACCACCCAGACCGCGACCGCCGGCACGACGGCACCGACCGGTACGGGCACGGCGCCTGCTTCGGCGGTCACCGGCGTCGTCCTGGCCACGGTCACCGCCCCGCTGGTTAACCCTGAGCAATCCGCGCTGAGCATCCAGTGGCCGGCGATCACTCCGACGAACACCGTCGATGCGTACCAGGTGACGTGCACCGCGACCACGCCAGGCGCGGTCGGGCAGATGGTCTGGATCACGCAGGGCACCGGGGCTCTCACCGCGACGTTCGCCGGCCTCACTGCGGGTACGACGTACACCTTCCAGGTCGTCCCGTACAAGGGCACGTCGGCGGGTCCCGCCATCGCGAGCCCGCCGACGTTTTCGACGCTTCCCCCGTACATGGGCGTTCCGGCGCTGAAAGTCACCGCCAAGGGTGCCGGGGCCTTCGGTAACAACCTCTACGTTGACCTGGTCCAGAGTTGGACTCCCGGCCGGTTCCACCTTTTCGTCAAGTCGGGCAGCACCGCGCCCGGCTCGATCGTTGAGAGCTGGCAGGACGTCAGCCTCATCCCGACCGATCCTAGGTACGCTGTCTCGCTCATCAACTCCGCTGTTTCCGGCTCGAATTACGTCAGCGTCGCGAACCTTCTGCCTCCGAGCACGCCTTCGCCGGGCACCGGCCAGACTCCCGACGCGTCCTGGACACCGGTCCTGGCCACCGGCGTGCAGCTGGCCGGCGGCTCCGACGGCGTGCAGACCGTCAACCTCGCGACAGCCCTGGCCGCCGGGTTCAGCAGCGTCGATGACGTCCTGCTGATCAATCTGTGTGCCAACGCCCTGGCCTCAGGCGGCATCCCCGCGCAGTCCGTCGTGAGCGCCGCGATCAACTGGGTCCAGACCCGGGGCAGTGCCTTCTTGGTCCTGGACGCGCCGCAGGTGCCGCTACCTTCCGACTCGACCGCAGCGGTGACGGCCTACCAGCTGTTGCTGCCCTCGGCGACACCGCCGGGCAGCTATCAGCCCGCCTCGTCGTACGCCGCAATGTACGGCCCATGGCTCCAGGTCTCGGACCCGGCTGGCACCTCGAACACGGCGACCCGAATGCTCGCCCCGGGTGGCGCCGTTATGGGCCAGTTCGCTAGGGCAGACGCCGACATCGGCCCCAACCAGGCGCCGGCGGGAACCAGTTACGCGATCGTCGGCGCGGTCGGTGTCGAGCACGTCTTCTCGACCGACCAGCTCGACACGCTCAACGTGTCCGGCCTTAACGTGATCCGCCCAGTCCCGCATGCGGGCTACTGCATCATGGGTGTGCGCACCATCAGGGCGGGAATGCCCGACCGGTACATCCCGGTGCGCCGGATGCTGACCTACATCGAGAACACCCTGGTAGACGCGACGCGATTCGCGGCTTTCCGGCCGAACGGTCCGAACCTCTGGCAGAAGATCTCCGGCATCGTCACCCAGCGCCTTACCACGCTGATGATGTCCGGGCAGCTCGCGGGGACGACTCCGAATCAGGCATTTTTCGTCGTCTGTGACAGCTCGAACAACACACCGTCGACCGTGGCAGCGGGCGAGGTGCATTTGACCGTCGGAGTCGCCCTTCAGGTGCCGGCCGAGTACATCGTCATTCAGATCTCCCAGTACCAGGGCGGCGTTTCCAGCGCCACCAGCATTCTCCCCAACGGCTAAGCGTGAGGTGATTCATGGTCAACCCGACCACCCGCCAGCAGCCGTCGTTCTCACACATACAGACGGACCCGCTTCGGAATTTCAAGTTCCAGGCATTCATTCACCACGCGGATCTGAGCGACCGGCAGCCCCAGATGGGATTCATGTCGATCTCCGGCCTTTCGATCACCACGGATGTTGTGGTGTACCGGCAGGGTGGTATGAACACGACTACCCAGAAAATGCCTGGCCAGAGCGACTTTGCCCCCATCACGATGTCGCGTGGCCTCATCCCTGGTGACTCCGACATCTTCGCCTGGGTCCAGCAGATCTTTATGGTCCAGCAGGGCTCCGGCGGCAGCTCCGGACGTGACGAGTTCCGAGCCAACATCGACATATACCTTCTCGATCACCCGGTCACCACACAGGACGTCACATACAAGGCCGGCTGGCGAATCTACAACGCCTGGCCGACCAGCGTTGCCTTCGGCGATCTCGATGCCGGTGCAAACGGAGTGGAACTCCAACAGCTGACGCTCGCACACGAAGGGTGGGATTTCCGGCTCGCCAGTACATACGGCCCTGACGGACAGATCCAGCCCTTCCAGTAACCCGACCCGGAACAAGGAATCAAAATGGTTCAGCTCCCCGACTTCGACACCTTCGGCCGCCCCGCGATCAGCGGGCACCAAAACCCTCAAGAGGCGATGGCTGCCACCAAGGCAGTTCTCGCCGCCGACCGGGCCGGCAACGAGCCGCTCATCGAGCCGCCCCACGACGCCAACGTCCTGCTGGAGCAGGGCATCCAGCGCGACGGTCAGTGGTACCGCAGCGCCGAGGTCCGCGAACTCACGGGCGAGGACGAGGAAGCCCTCGCCCGGCTCGGCGGGAACTGGCACAAGATCCTGGACACGCTCGTGATGCGAGGCGTGCGAACCGTAGGTGACCAGGTGATGGACCGCCAGATCTGCGATGAGCTCCTCATGGGTGACCGCGAGGCCCTGGTCCTGGCCGTGCGCAGGGTTACCTTCGGCGACTACGTCGAGTTCGAGCGACTGCCGTGCCCACACTGCGGTGAGGCGGTCGACCTCTCACTCTCCCTTGACGACGTACCGATGGTCCACCTCGATGACCCCGAGCGCACCGAGTACACGGTGGCGCTCCGCAAGGGCGCAACCGCCCACGTGCGACTGCCCACCGGCAAGGATCAGAACGCTGTCGTCGCTATCCAGAATGCGACGACAGCCCAGCAGAACACCGAGATGCTCAAGCGGTGCCTCCTGCGGATTGAGGACGTCGACAACTCCGTGAAGGGCTCTCTTGCCCTCGTGCGGTCCATGTCGATGGCCGACCGGCAGGTGATCCTCGAATTCCTGACCACCACTCAGCCAGGCCCCCGTTTCAACGACGTCACCTTCGTGCATGACTCGTGCGGGCAGGAGGTAAAACTGCCGATCAACCTGGCGACCCTCTTTCGCGGACTCTGACTACGAGTCGGCCTACCGGGACTTCGAGACGCTCGTCCGCCTCTATCCATGGCCGCTCTCCGAGGTGAAGCGGCTACCCGTCCGCGAACGTCGGCACTGGGTGAGGAAATCAGCCTGGCACCAGCAACGCTGAGTATTTTCGCCCGCTTTCTACACTTTTCTGAAGGACTAAATCCGAGGGGTGACAACCATGGCATTTCTCGCTCCACTGGCCGAGGCGGGCGCGGCCGAGGCCGCCACCGGCGCGGCTGCCGAGGGCGCCTCCGCAGCCGGCATGACCGGCGGCTCCGGGTTCCTCGGCCGCGTCATGAGCAGCATGCAGTTCGGCGGTGGCGGCAAGTCCGCAGGCAAGAGTGCCACCGGTGGCCAGGTTCCGCAGTCTCCGGAGTCCGAGGCGCAGCGGGTATGACCACGCCACCCTCGCGGCCGGTGTGGACGCCGCCCCCGGAAGCGCCCGGCGGCAGGATGGCGCACTTCTTGCAGGGCGCCACCGGTCATCTGGCACCTGGGCAGGCGTCGCACACGGCTGGTCTCGCGCAGGCCCATCACGAGGCGATGGCGGCCGAGCGTGATCGGCTGCGCGCGCACCACGAGCAGGTCCAGGAGCAGGGCCGCCAGGCCGTGGCGGCGCAGCGTGCTGCCGGCCAGCGGGCGGTTGAGCATGCGCGGACGGCGGCGGCGGCGGATCCGAGGGTGAAGAAGAAGGCGGCTGCCCAGGCTGAGGCTGAGAAGGCGCACTCTGCGAACCGGGAGACGCATCGGCTCAACCGTGCCGAGCACCAGATGGCTTTGCACCATCAGCGGGTTGCGAAGGCCGTGTACCAGGACAAGAAGGCGGAGAACCCGAGGTCCAAGGCGACGGGGGCGGCGAAGCGGGGGGTCAAGGCGGCCAGCCGACAGGTGCTGGACACGTCGGCGGAGATGGCCAAGTCGGGTGCGGCGGCGGAGACGTCGGGCACCGTCCTGGATGCGGCCAAGCGGGCCCATAAGCGCGCGGCTGCCAAGGGGTTGGCCCATGTGGAGGCGGTCAAGGCCGAGGCCCGCGAGCAGGACCAGCAGGCCCGTGCGACTGCTGCTCGCACTACGGCCGCCAGCAGGAAGCAGGCGAAGGGCGCTGCTGAGCGCGCGCAAGTCGCTAAGTCGGCTGCGACATCGGCCAAGAAGACGGCAGCGGATGCGTCGACTGCGCAGAAGGCGCGCGAGCGGGCCACGGCGGGAAAGGTGCGTGATCTCCAGCGCGCGGCCCGGATGGTCAAGGCCGCGCACAAGGCGCATGAGCGGGACACGGCGGCGAGAGCGCGTGATCTCCAGCGCGCATCTCGGATGATCGAGGCCGCGCACAAGGCTTCGGTCAGGCACGAGGAGCACACGCGCCAGCGGTTCGCGGCGATCGGGCGGCACATGCTGTCACTCGTCGGCAAAGCACACCACCAGGCGGTGGCCGCGAGTGCTCAGCGGACGGATATCCGCTCTGACGCCCGGAGGGTGTAGTGGTCACCCCACCGCCGCCCAGCGGGCCGACACCGGGCTCCGGCGGCCCGAGCGTTGCGAACGGGACGGCTATCCCGAACCGGGCCTTCCAGTCCGCTGTGGACGAGTTCAAGGGCGTCATCGACAACCTGAGCCGCCTGGTGCTGCGCGCGGCCAGCTCGACATCGACGTACCTGGGTTTCGGCTCGGGCAGCACGGCCGGCAGCGGCGGCCACGGCGGCACACCGACCATGGGCTCGACGCCCAGCGCCCAGGCGCAGCTCGGTGCTGCGGCGCGGATGCGGCAGTCGACGCAGGCCCAGCAGACGTTGACGCAGGGAAGCTCGAACACCCACCAGTTCCTGTATGGGCTGTTGGGGTCGAACCTGGTCAACCGGCCGACGGCGCCTGCGCCAAGTTCGGGGCCTGTGTCGCGCGGGCGGTGGGCGCAGGTCAGTGGTCAGCTGGTGCGTGCCTCGGCCGGGGCGGCCTGGTCGGTGGCGTCTGGGTTCATGTCGAGCCAGGGAGACTACGCCACGGCGCTGGACCTGTACACCCGACAGAACGCCCTCTGGTCCCCCACAGGCGGCCTGTCCGGCGGCCAGCTTGCCGCGTCCTACGGGCGCACGGTGCAGCAGTACGGCGGGCAGTACTGGGGCAACGGCCCGGCCGACATGTTCGGTGCCGCGCTGACGATCAACCAGCAGGCGTACCAGCAGAATTACGGGCGCCTGATGACGGGCGCCAGCACCATGGCGATGCTGAACCCCGGCATGGGGTTGCAGGAGGCTGCCCGGATCCAGGGTGTGTTCGGCAGTGCACGGGCATTCTACGGGGCGCAGGCGTTCGGCCTGACGACGCCGAGGTATGCCGGCGGCGGTCAGCGTGCGCCAATGGACACAATAAATTCCCTAGCTAACAGGGTGAACGCGAACATCGGGGGTTTCCAGAACCTAAACCAGACCGCCTTCCGGGCGGAAATGGCACAGGGTGGCTCGCTCGCATCATCACTGGCGGCCTTCAGCGATCAGATTGGCCTGTCCGGGCAGCAACAGCAGGCATTCCAGAACATTCTGGCGGCAGAGAACAAGCTCACGTCACCCGCCGGCAAGGGCCTGGCGAGGATGACGCTGACGCAGGCACAGCGCTTGCTTGACACCGCCTCGTCCAGCCCAGACAGCTCCCAGGGGCAGGCCGCGCTCAAGACCTTGACGCAGTATGGGTTCGGCGACACGCTCTCGCAGGCGAAGAACATGATGCAGGGGCGCCAGGCAAACGGCTATCTCGCGGATTCGGCCGACTACTTGGACGCGGCGAAGGCGTCCGCCAACACGCTGTCGGACATCTACGCCTTGCTTCAGAAGGCCCTCGGACCCTTCGCGGGGGTTGCTGGCGCCTACCAGCAGGGCGGCGTAGCGGGGGTCCTGGGCTACGCCAAGGGCGCCGGCGGTGCGGGGAGCAGTTTCAGTGCCGGCCGAAGCCTGGGGAACGGGCTCAACAGCCTGGCCAAGGGTCCCGAACGGGCTGGGGAGGGCTTCGGGAACTGGCTGAAGAAGACAATAAACTCAATCGGCGGCGGTTCGTCAGGGCCGGTGGTTCCCTCACAGGACAGCCAGCCCTCGTCGGCCGGCAGCGGCGGCGCTCCGGCGGGTACGGCCTCGGCGGCGCTGTCGTTCGCGCGGGCCCAGCTCGGCAAGCCGTATGTATACGGAGCAAACGGTCCGGACACCTGGGACTGCTCTTCTCTCACTCAGGCCGCGTGGCGGTCTGGCGGGATCGACCTGCCGCGCACATCTCAGGAGCAGTCGAAGGTCGGCGCCGAGATCCCGCTGTCGGAAGCTGCGCCTGGTGACCTTATTTTCTACGGCTCACCGGGTACCGCCGAGCACGTGGGCATGGTTGTGGGCCCGGATGAGTACATCAACGCCCCGCACACCGGTGATGTGGTCAAGTACGGTCGAATCTCGCAGAATTCGGCATGGAAGTTCGCCCGCCGAGTGGCGGCCGGCGGAAACGCGGTCTCCTCGAACCTCGGTGGGGGGCTGCCGGGCGGTGCGCGGACCAAGCAGGGCAGTGGGGGCGTGGCTGGTGGGACCGGTGCGGCACTCGGCGGGGCGCACGCCGAGGTCGAGGCCCTGGCCTCCGCCCTGGCTGGCGGAGGCGGCGGGGCATGGGCCGGGAGCGCGGGGGATTCCCCGCCGTCGCAGAATTCCTCGGCTAAGAACTCCGCTAGCCCGGCCGGGGCGGATGTGGGTGATTACAACTGGGGTGAGATCAAGGGCAAGCAGGGCGTCATCCCCGCCCCGCCGAAGGAGATCCGGGATGCGATTTCCGGGGCGATGGCGGTCACGGACGTCTCAGGCGCGGCCTGGGCACGCGGGCTGACGACGATCGCCTACCGGGAATCCGACTACGACATACACGCGGAAAATGATTGGGACTCGAATGCTAAGGCCGGGGACCCGTCACGCGGGCCGTGGCAGGTAATAGGTGCAACATTCGAGGCCAACCGGGTGAAGTCACTTCCGGATGACATTTTCAATCCTGAGGCGAACGCCGCTGCCACGATCAACTACATCAAGGGCCGGTACCACGGCATCCAGAATGTGCAACAGGCCAACCCCGACCTGCCGTCCCAGGGCTACTCCGCCGGGGCGTGGAACGTGCCGACTACCCAGAGCGCGCAGTTGCACCCTGGCGAGATGGTCCTGCCTCAGCAGGCGGCCACCGCCGTGCGCCAGGCTCTGATGAACCAGACGCTCGGCGTCCGGACCACTGGCGGCGGAGTGAATATCAACTTCAGCACCGGGAGTATTACTGTGCAAATGCCGACTGCTTCTGCGGAGGGAGCCCAGTCGGCAGCGAAGAGCTTCGTTGACTTCATCGCGGCGGACGACCGTATCAAGACACTGATGGGGGGCTGGTAATGACTGACGTAACGATCACAACCGCCACCCCGAATTCTGTCGCACACAGCAACAACAACTTTGACCCACGGATCTGGCGCTACGCACCGACCGCTGTCATGAGCGACCCGACGTATTCGGGCCTGTTTCGCGGATATATCGAGTCAGCATCCCTTGTTTCCGGGGGGCAGAAGTCCCCGACCAACCCGCAGGGCTCGTACTCGCTCAACTTTCTCTACAACCCGTCCACGGTCTCGGTGTCGCACTCGCTGAACGCCAGCGACCAGATGATCCCCCCCTACCTTCGGCAGGCGGCCGACACCGGGATCCCGCTGCGTACCTCCGGCGGCACCGTAAACTTCAGCCTCCTATTCGACAGGACATACGAAGTCTGGGACGGTCGGGTCGGGGACCTGGCGCACGACCTCGGCGTCCTCCTGGACGTTCACGTCCTCTACGGGCTGACAGGTATCACGACGCCGCTGTCCACCAACCAGGCCACCCAACTGGCTCCGCTGCCCGGCCCGCCGTCGGGCGTGCCCGGCTCGCCCTACGGCACCGGCGCAACCGCAGGCGGCTCGGACAGCACGGACCTGGGCAGCGCGCTGAGCGTCACCCCTAACGCGGTCACCGGGACCATGCAGCTCTACCCGGTCCGGGCTGTGCTCGCGAACACCTCAAGCGCGTACCAAGGCGGCGGTGCGAGCTGGCAGCAGCTCCCCGACGTGTCCCTGATGCGCTACTTCGGCTACATCAGCAGCATCAACATCGAGTTCACGCACTTCAGCCAGCGCCTCATCCCCTTCCGCTGCGCTGTCGGACTGTCCATTCAGCTCATGGCCTCGGCCGGGTACCAGTGAGGTCGCCGTGATTTCCCGCACGTCGCGCTACCAGACCAACGCTCTGGCGACCTTCACCGACCGCCAGGGCCGGCCGCAGATCGCCATCGTGCACCAGGCTCCGCAGGCGCAGCGGCTGACGGTGCGCGACTATCTGTGGAGGGACAGCGATCGCGTCGACCTGGTCGCCGCGCGCTACTACCAGGTCGAGGACGCGTGGTGGGTCTACGCACGCGCCAACCCTGGGACGTTGGACTGGACGCGGGTGGTGGCCGGCGCGGCCGTGATGATCCCCAGTGGCCTGGCGTAACGTCTACCGCCCGCACGTCCAGGTGGTCCTGCCGGTGCTGGAGAGCTCGGCGTGGATCGCGGACATGAAGACCTGGATGGCCGAGGGCGCGCACCAGGTCGCCGAGATCACCGTCCACCACGTCCTCAGCTCGAACCTGCCCTCGCAGGCGCTGCTCAGTCCGGCAGGGGTGGTCTGGCCGGAGAGCACTCCCGTGCATCTTCGGTACGGCTGGTGGGCTGATGACGACGGGGACGTGTACGGATACGTCGCGTCGAGCCGCGTCCTGGCCTCCGAGACGGACCCGGCCTATGGCCACGCCGTCGTCCTACCCGTGGTCTACACCATCGTCGGTCCGAGCATGCCGATGCAGTCGCACTCCAACCGGCTGTGGTCCGACGTGACGGCGTCCTGGATCGCCCGGGAGATCGGGCAGGAACACAACGTCCAGACAGCCGTCGAGACCAGCAGCATCCGCTTCCCGAGCCTCATGCAGCAGTCCTCCGACTGGGCTTTCCTGACGGAGCTCACCAAACGCATCGGGTACCGGCTCTTCCTGGACGGCACCACGCTCTGGTACGTGAGCAGGTCGACCGCAATGCCGACCGCAGACGGCTCGATCCCGACGCTCTACCAGTACAAGACGCCGGGCGTCATCAACTCGATCCGCAGCTTCACCGCTGTGGTCGGTGATACCGACCCCGCCGGCGGCGTGCGCTCGTCCTACCAGACCGTTGGGTTCAATAGGTCGACGTCCGTCACCACGCTCGCCGACTTCACGATGCCGAGAACCGACGTACGCGGCGAGCCGGTGGAACCCCTGGTACGCCGGCAGTACGACGCACGCCCGACCCATTCCTACGCGGAGGCGTCAACGCTGCTCTCGGCAGACACGGTGTACCTGTGGGTGGAGGCCCGGCTGGTGGTCAACGGCGACCCGAGGCTCAGGCCCGGGTGTCTGGTGGATCTGCGTGGTGACGGGCTCGGCGCGCAGAACACCGGCCTGTGGATGGTGCGTTCAGCGGTGCACCAGATAGTGGTCAGTCACGCGGACCCGACGCGCACCGACTACACCACCACGCTGGTCGTGGGCCGCAACAACGCCCAGGCCCTGGAGCTCCCGGTCCAGGGCACGTTCGGGAAACCGGCGGCGACCGTGCTCGTCGGCGGGCGGTGGCGGGCCCTGACCACGGGGCGACTGTGATGGCGCGCCAGGTGAACGGCACATACGCCGGGATGGTGGTCGAGGTGCACGATCCGACCGGGCGGGGCTGGGTGCGGTTGGTTGTGCCACAGGTACATGGGACCGCCGTAACCGGGTGGGCGCAGCCGGCCTCGGTTGGCACGGTCACGGTTGGGGACCACGTCTACGTCAGCTTCGATGGTGGGGATATCAACTATCCGGTTTTCTGGCCGGTGACTCCGATTCCGCTGCCGTCTTTCCAGCCGCCGATCCAGCGGGCGACCTGGACGCCGATCACCGCCTTCGGGCCGAACGTGGCCCCGCTGGCAGGCTGGCAGGTCCCCGGGTATCACGTCGATGTCGAGGGCGTTGTCCACCTTCGCGGACTGATCGGTTCGTCGACCTCGTTCGTCGTCAATCAGTTGCTCTTCACATTGCCGTTCAACGTGACGCTCGGGGACGTGTGGCCGCACATGGCGTACGACAACGGCGACTGCGCGGTCTACATGACACCGGGCAACCCGGTCGGGTTCAACCTGTCCCGCATGACCACCACCGCACCGAACTGGATCGCGTTGGCCTCGATCAGCTTCTTCCCCGGGTAGGCGACATGAGTGTCACGATGACCATCCCGTTCAGCATCGACCCAACTGGGGCGGTGGCGCAGACCGACGATCTTCAGCGTCAGCTGCTGGACCGCATTCAGGGTCTGATCGGCACGCAGCCCGGGGAGCGGGTGAACCGCGCGACGTATGGGGTCGACTCGGCCCGCCTGCTGTTCGCTTCGGACCAGCTCGCCAGCGCCCAGGTACAGCTCGCGGTTCGCGACGCTGTGGCGCAGTGGGAGCCGAGCGCCCGCGTCACCTCGATCTCCGCAAGCGTGAACGATGAGCTGGGCCTGGTCAATCTCAGGGTCGAGGTCGCGCGGGTCGACGCGCCTGGGGCGGAGAGCGCCAACAGCCGCATAGTGAGTATCGACGTGGGCGGGACGGTCAGCTCGCTCGGCGTCTGACGATTACCGGGGCGCGAGCGCCGACCGTAGGATATTCCGCAGTTAGTCAGCACTCATTTCTTATCCGGTATCGCTGGCGGTATCGGAGGAGTGCGCCCGTTGGCTGACCAGGGAATTGTCGCGCAGATCGACTACACGAGCCGCGACTATGTCGGGTATCGCACGTCGCTGCTCAATTACGCGACCCAGGTGATGCCGACGTGGACGTCCCGGTCTCCGGCGGACTTCGGTGTCGTGATGGTCGAGCTGTTCTCGTACGTGGGCGACATCGTCAGTTTCTATCAGGACCGGATTCAGGACGAGGCGTATCTGGCGACGGCCACGCTGCGCTCCAGCGTGATGGCGATCGCGCAGCAGCTCGGCTATGTGCCGTACACCGCGCAGCCGGCCAGCGGGGCGGTCGCGCTCAGCCCGACGCCTGCTCTGACCAGTCCGGTGGTCGTGCCGGCGGGTACGCAGGTGATCAGTGGTTTCCAGCCAGCGTTGGACGCCCCCGTGTTTTTTGAGACGCAGGCGGATGTGACGGTTCCGTCGTACACCACGCCGGTGCCCGCCGTGGCCGTCTCGGTGGTCGAGGGGCGCACTCAGGGCTCGCGGCCTGTGACCCTCTATCCGTCGTCTCAGCTGGCACCGGCTGTCACGGTGAAGGTGGAGGATCTGGGTACGTCGAACGGGATGCCTGCGCAGCGGTTCCCGTTGGCGAAGGCGTCGGCGCTGTTGTCGACGGTTCGGGTGATCTTGGACGATGGTACGGGCGGGACAGAGTGGACGGTGGTCACGGACTTCCTGCTGGCGCTCCCGGGGGACCGGATTTTCACCGTCTCCACCGACGACTCCGGGGTCACCTGGGTCAGCTTCGGGGACGGCACTAACGGGGCCATCCCGCCGAACGGCATGAAGGTGACGGCCAACTACCGGGTGGGCGGGGGGACTTACGGGAACCTTCCGGCGAATTCCGTCGTGGACCTGGCGGTTTCCATTCCGGGTGTGCAGATCGCTGCCAACGGCGGGTCCTCTGCGATGACCGGCGGGGCCGATCCGGAGAGTCTCGATCAGATCCGCGTAAACGCCCCGAAGGCTTTTCGGGTGCAGGGCCGGGCGGTGGCCTTGTCCGACTACGCTGATCTCGCTTTGAATGTTCAGGGCGTCGCGGGCGCCAAGGCGGTCGGGACCTCGAATACTGCGGTCACGATTTACGTGATCGGCCCCAACAATACGGCGCTGTCGCAGTATCAGCGGGATTCCATCGCCGCGTACGTCCAGCCGCTTTCGCTGGCTGGTGTCACGGTGACGGTGTTCAACGGAACGCTCGTCCCGATCAATCTCGGCGGGAGCACGTTGCCGGTCCAGATCGGTGTGCTGCCGCGCTACCGGCGGCAGAACGTCGTGTTGGCAGTGACCCAGGCGCTTCAGGGGCTCTTCGCGCCCGGGATCGTCGGGTTCGGCTCGCGTGTCTCGCTATCGCACGTGTACGAGACCATCCAGTCGACTCCGGGCGTTGACTGGGCGAACGTGACCTTGATGGCGCGCAACGACCTGCCTCAGGCGGGCACCACTGATGTCCTCTGCCGGGACTGGGAGATTCCCGTGTGCGGCAGCATCAACCTCTCCGCCATCGGCGGAGTCTAGGAGTACATGCGATGCCAGCCGTCTACCCCATAGCGGTGAAGCCGTTCCCCATCAGAACGGACACCGTCGACACGATCTTCGCGGCCAACGTCAACGACATCCAGCTAGAAGTCACCGCCGTCGAGCAGACCCTCGGGGTCAACCCCCACGTGTGGGCCGGCGTGTCGGCGCCGCCGGTCGGCGCGCGCCCGCTGTCCGTGTACGCCACCACCACGCCGATGCTGGCTGCGACCTACGCCTCGGTCGCCGACCGGCTCAACGCCATCCAGACCCAGGTCGCCAACCTGACCCAGATGGCCAACCAGTTGGCCTTCCCCTCCCTCGGCCCGCAGCAGCCCGTCTCCTCAATCCAGTGCCCAGGGCAGATGATGTCGCCCGGCTTCGGGGCGTGGCAGGCCGTCCTGTGGGGCGGTGCCGCCTACGACCCGTCCGGGATGTACCAGGGTGGCAGCAACCTGCTGTGCCCGCAGTCGGGTTGGTACCAGATGGCACTGTCGGTGTGGGCTCCCGTCGCCCAGGTCGCCCCCGGTAGCGTTCACCACGCGAACGTCCGGGTCCTGGTCAACGGCATCGAGGCGGCCACCGGCGCGTCCCACGCCCAGCCGGGCGTTGTGGATGCCCACAGGCTGAACTGCGCCTGGGCTGGGCCCTGGTCGGCAGGGCAGAACATCCAGATTCAGTTCTCCCACTCCCCCGGTGATGCGAACAACTCCCAGATCCTTGTCACGGCCGCGATCTCGCTGACCTACCAGCGGCCAGCGAACTGAGGCGACGCCCATGGCCATCTACGGACTCGATCTCTACGGCAAGGCGACCTACGGCACGGTCGTCGACTTCCTCTTCAGCGCGGACCCCATGGTCGCCGCGCAGAGCGACCACGGTGTCCTCCAGGTCACCTGGGCGACCCCGCAGCAGGTGTTTCTGTTCTCTACGCCGTACACCTGGTCGCGGCTGCGCCTGGTGCGGAACTCTTACGGGGTGCCGGACACGGAGGATGACGGGTGGGTCTGCCTGGACCTCTCGGCTGGCGACGGAACCGCCGGCAACCCCTCCCAGCTGGTCAATTCATTCGTGGACAGCACGGTTGTCGAAGGCAGACACTACTACTACGCGATCTTCGTCGCGGCTACCGTGCCCCAGTACGTCGGGACCACGACATACCAGCCCGGGGACCTTTGCTCGTTCAACGGCCAGAACTGGCAGTGCGTGGCGGCCAACACGTACAACGTGCCGCCCAGCACGACCACTCCGCAGTGGTCCGCGACGACGGTCACCACCCCGTGGTACCGCTGCGGTAGCGGCTGCGTCGGCCTGGTCGTGCGCGACGCCGGCCACACGCACCTCCTGTACGACCTCATCCCAAGGCCCTACAAGGTCGCCACCGTGGAGACGACGGCGACCGAAGTCCCGCTCAACAGCGACCTGTTCGCCTTCCTCTCTATCTTCGGTTTCCACTTCGATGCGATGAAGACGGAGAACGACGCCCTGCTCAACCTGAACAACATCGCCGACTGCACGGACCGCCAACTGTCGCTGATCGCACAGCAGCTCGGCATCGTCGAGAGACTTCCAGCGCTGCCCGAGCTCAGGCGTGCGTTCGTGCGGGATGCGATGTCGATCCAGCGCGGAGCCGGCAGCGCGGCCACTCTCGCGCAGCTCGTCACCGACATCACGGGCTGGGAGGCGACCGTGAGTATCGGGTACAACGAGTTCCAGAACATGGACACGGCGGCTTTTTCAAGCACGCGCGCCCTGCCCTGGGATCCCAACACGATGTACGTATCGGCGGCCAACCCGCCGTCGAACTCCGACCTCGTCACCTACAACGGGGCCCTCTACCAGGCAACCAACGGCACGGTCCAGTACTCCCTCTACAACATGCAGGGAGCTGTCTCGAACACCGGAAGCGGCGCCATGTACTTCGTTGTGGACCCCGCCGTCGGACGTATGGACACCGGGTACGCCTGGTGGTCAAACCCGACACCCGGAGACGCGATGACCGTCACGTTCAGTATCACTCAGCCGCCCACGAGCTGACGCGGAGACATCAGATGAGTGCATGGTCCGCACAGCTGTATTGCCAGTTCTACACCGGCCCGAACTGCGGCATCGTGTCGATGGGCCTCAATGGCTCGGCCGTACCGAACTTCACGATCGACCTCTACTCACCCATCCAGCAACTCAGTCCGGTCATCGCGTTGCCGCCCGGGGTGGTCGCCGGCAGCAACCAGCTCACCCTGACCGTAGTCGGCAAGAACGCCGTATCGACCGGATACGACGTCAAGTGGGCGCACGTCTCGGTAGTTCCGAACGACGGCCTCAACCTCGGCGTCACCCCGGGCACGTCCACGAAATTCTGGACGGCGCTCTCCCCCGGCACGATCAGCGACGTGGACACGATCCGAAACTGGCTGACCGACGGCCAGGCGTACTGGAACCTGAAGGACCCCGCTGGCGTCATCAACGCCCGACCCGACAACAGCCGAGCCTCGGCAACCGCAATGCAGTGGGGCACCATCCCCTTCGGCGCCACCGTCGGCGGCTCGTCCAGCCCCGGCGCCGGGAACTCCTCCACCTACGCCCTCCCCTCCAGCGCAACCGGATCCAACTCCGTCGCGCTGTACACCGGCGGCGGCGTCCAGGCGGGCTACTGGAACCAGGGCCCCGGCGCCGCGATCGCCCAGACGTACCGGGCAGGCCAACCGGCCGCTCTCGGCTACTACACCGGCGAGCAGAAGGCGATCTACACCGCCCTGAACTACACCCAGGGCGACTACCCGGCGACGTCACCGACCAAGTGGAAGATCACGTCCCTAGCCAACAACTTGACGTACGAGCCGTCGGTCGTCCAGAACCAGACCATTCCACTCGGCACAATCCCGGTCTGGTACCCGTACACGAGCTACAACTTCCGCGACGTCGTGTCCTGGAACGGACATCTCTACCAGGCGGCCCAGGCGACACGAGTCAACGCCCCCACCGGCTACGACACCGACAATCCATGGTGGAGGTGGCTCGGCCCGGACATCGAGCTCTACACCTTCTCCGTCTACCACTACCGCACCGCCACCGGCGCCGGGCAGAACGTGCGAGCCGAGATCGACTGGTTCGACCAGAACGGCGCCTACATCAGCAACGCCGTGGTGCGCGACAGCCGCCAGCTGCTGCTTGACCGGTTCGAGGTCGATAATCTCGCCTACCCCGCGAGCTCCGGCGCCGCACCAACCGGCTGGACCACACCGCAGCCCTGGCAGCAGGGCACCGGCATTCCATGGGAATGCGACTGGGGGCTGTGGAACTCGAACAACGGCATGGGCGCCCCGCTGTCGTGGACAAAGGCATCCGGCACCTCCACCGCTACCAACCAGTCAATTATGCAAGCCGGCCGAGCGCTTTTCTTCAAGCGAGACTGGGTGTACTCCGGCGTGAATGCCGACATCATCTACACCACTTTCAGGAGCCGACCTGTCGATACCAGCGGCGTATCCGGCGGCCCATTCACCATGGAACACGGAATAGCGTTCCGATACGGCAACGGGCAGTACTTCCTCGCATCCCGAGACCGCCTCACCTACGCCCAACTCACCTACGACGCCAACGGCCAACCGACCGGAGCGCTGAGCGGGGCCAACCTCATTGTGCTCGCAACGTGGCAACCAATCACTGACGGCACCCGAATGCGCGTCAGAGTCAACTCCTCCCAGATCACCGTGGAAACCCTGACGCCCCTCATCCCGGGGTGGGTACAGCTCGCCACAATCAGCGGCAACACGACGAACAACTCCGCCAATGGAATGGGCTTCCTGGAGAGGATTCGACCATGAGCTACACCCCTCTTGCGTTCTCCGGGAATTCAACCTCCACCGGAACCGCGACGCCGACCCTCCTCCAGATCGCCCTCGCGGCAACCGGCGGAAACTCCACATCCACCGGCGCGCTCACACTCACCAGCAGCCTCCTGGCCGGGGCCTTCGACGACTTCGGCGTCACCCCGTGGATGACCAGCGGCGGCGACTACACCGACCCCGCCCTCAGCCATGTCGTCGGCACGGTGGCCCGCGTCGGCGGCAGCGACCCCGTGAACCAGTGGGTGCGCCTCTCAGTCACCGCGAGCGCGCCGACCCCCTACCCAGCCCAAGGCCCGCAGTTGTACAACCGCGCCGCGTACGCCGGGGTCACCATCTACTCGGACGCCATGCCCGCCGGCACGGCTCAGCAGGTAGCCTACGCGCAGTTCGAGATGACCCCCTCCGGCGGCAGTTACGACATCACCGTGGACCGACCGGGCATCAACTTGCTCGATATCGAACAGTCCTCCTATGAGGGCCGGTGCTTCTATCTGCCCGATCTGACCGCCATACCCAACGGCGCCACCTACGCACGGACCAGTGCAGCGGCGTCCTGCGGCCAGTACAGCGGCAAATACACGTACGCCACCCCCGCATCCAACACGTACAGCACCGTGCAGTACTGGCAGACCTACCAGAGCGCCGGCGCCCAGCGCTCCACCTATTCCGACCTTGCCTACAACGCGCCGCCCGGCGCGCCAGCGGGAACCGGCACCGGCATCTCCACCTTCGCGGTCGTCCCCGTCCCCCAGGCGTACGCCCGCGTCAGCCCCGCAACGACCGTCGTCACCAGCGTCTCAGTCGCCGGACCGGCGAACGCCCAAGGCGCCGTACGCCTCTACGAATACGACTCCAGCTACAACCTGGTGAACACCTCCACCGGACTCGCCACGCCGCTGTCCGGCGGCACCGCGTGGACCAGGCTCCAATACCAAGCCGTACTCAGTCCCACAACCGTGTGGGCAGCGGTCGCACCGGTCGTCACCACCAGCACCCCGGTCAACTCCATCACTTTCTACGTTGACGAGCACAGAATTTTCGTACCCACAACGCTCACCCAGTCCGCGTCCGGCACCAGTCCGGCCCGCCCCTGGCAGCCGCCGCGACAGCTCCTCATCAAGCTCCGGGCCACGCGCATCAACTTCTGCCAGAACCCCGCTTTCTACAATTCGACCTGGGGCTACAACACCCGAATGCCCCCGGGCGTCAACGCGACATTCACCCGCAACCCCGCAGCCGGTCTCAGCGGCGGCGCCTGTGGCGACCTCCTCATCCCGTCGCTGCCCACCGCAGCACTCACCGGCCAGGGCGCCCCCGCCTGGTGCGGCATCGGCACCGACGCCCACCAAAGCGTCGTCATCACCGGCATCAACCCGAATACATGGGTAACCATCAGCGCCTACGTGCGTCCCGTCCAAGGCCCCGTCCCGATCACCATCTGGGCGCACAATGGAGACAGCATGATACGCGGCACCTCCACGCCCATGCTCGTCTCATCCCAGCCCTACACCCGACTGACCGTCACGATGCTCACCAGCGCCACGTACGGTGGCACCACCATCCTGAATATCGGCTATGCCGCAAACGACATGGCCAGACTCTTCCCACCCGCCGGAGGCGTGCCCCCGACCCCCAACCCCAACATATGGTCCGTCACCTCGCTGCCGGCCACACGAGGCGCCTGGAGCGCGACCGGCGCCTACAGCGCCGGAGACATCATCACCTTCACCGACGGCAAGAACTACCGGGCCGCCGTACAAAACGGGAACTGGCCGAACATCGGACCGCTGGAGTTCTACTTCACCGGCATCCTGGCCGAGACAAGCAAGGAACTGGGCACGTACTTCGACGGTAACAATCCGAGCCTCGACTACATGTGGGAACCGATTCCAGGCGTGTTGCCGGGCGACTCCCGAAGCCACTATTACCGGGGCAGGACAGTCAACCAATACCGTCTCGACCAGGCTATCCAGCGCTCCCTACCCGTCGGCGCGCAGTACAAAATCGTGTACAGCCCAGCTCCATAGGTGGAAATGACCGTGCCTCAGTTCCTTGTCCTCGCGCTGGCCGTTTACTTCGCCTGGGACGCCCTCGGACGCGTACTCGTCGCCATGGCCACCGCTCTTCTGCCAGGAGCCGTCAGGACCCCCGTGCAGTACGCGGCCGTGCTGGCCCTCGCCTACGCCGGCTACCGCTACGCCCCGAACTATGTGATCTGGCCGGCTGCCCTCGGTGCGCTGGTGGGACTCATCGAGCAGCTGGTGACCACGTTCCGCCATTCGAGTGAACGCCAAATCCAGGCGGTACAGCTGCGTCGGCGGCACGGCGGGGGCCCCTCGCGCTTCCCCTGGCCGTAGGGCACAAGGGCTCTCACCCGTTCGGGGCAGCATTGGGCCATTCGAGTGAACTGATTTTCGATTGCCGTGTCTGAGGATTCGTCCCGGTTCCTCCTGGGTCACGATCAGTTTCGTTACCCGCCGATCACATTGGAGGATCAGATGACTGGACTTCGACCTGTCACCGTCGGGGTCATCGGAACCGGGGCCGCCAGCACCGAACTGATCATGGACACGCTCAACGATCAATTCGAGTACGGTCCGGCCGACGAGAACGGTTGCTTCACCCCCTCCGAGACGTTCCACCCGCGCCCGGTCATCCCGGTCGGGGAGCGCTACAACACCCCGGCCTTCATAGACGTCTGGGACTGGGCCATGCGAGCCGACCTCGGGTTCACCGCACTGCACGACGGCACGCACGGCGCGCAGACCCAGGACATCCTCGACAGTGTCGAGGGCTTCGACGACGTGCAGCCCGTCCGGACAGTCGCCGAGGCCCTGATCATGGAGCTGCGCAGCGGGCCGAACCCGCTGCTGCTGGTGCTCTCCGACGAAGGCGCCGTGGACGAGGAGGCCCAGGAGGTCGCCGCCGCCGCACTTCGTGCGGACATACCGGTCTACGACCTCTCCCGCGCCATGCTGGAGATCACCTGGCGCGACCTGCCCGACCAGGAGGAGCCGGCCGGCGACGCCGAGGTGACCGAACAGCCAGACGGGCAGATGGCCCTGGTCGTGGACGACGAGACCCCCGACGTGACGCTGTCCCCCCAGGGTGCGCAGCTCCTACGGGAAGCTCTGACCGGGGCGGAGTCGCTGCTCGCCCTCATCACGACCGACCTCGACCGGTATGTGCGCCAGGTCGGCGCGCAGATCCTGGCAGCGCGCGCGGCCTTGGCGCCCCGGCCCGAGGCGACGCCGAACAAGAGTGGCAAGGGCCACCTGGAGGTCTTCGACCCGGAGACGAACACCTGGCGCCCGGCAGGCCGAGGGCGCCCAAAGAAGGACGTGCGGACCCAGTGGGTTCCCCACTGAGCGCCGGAGGATCGCCATGCGCACCGTCGCCGTTGACCAGATCCTCAACCGCCTGCCCGAACGCGCCCGCCTCGCCTACACGGCACTGATCACGCACCCGGACTCGCGACTGGACGAGATGACCGGCTGCTCCTATGCGTACATCACGCAGATGCAGCTGGCTGATGAGATGGGCTGCTCGCTGCGCACCACCGCGCGCGCCGTCTCGGACCTCCAAGAGGTTGGTCTCGCAAAGGTTATGGCCTGGGCTGGTGCTACGACCGAGGTGGCCGTCCGCGTGACGGACATCCAGGTCACCTCGGCCTTCGGGCCCATCCAGATACTCATCGCCGCGATGCCGCCCGGAGAAATCGTGGACCACGCAATCCACCTGCTTCTGCGCCATTGGGCGGCCTTTGACGAGGAGTTGTCCCAGGCGAGTCAGAGCGAATGAGCAACTGACACCGCAACTGGCACCTCAACTGTCATGCCGAGCGCACATGCTCATGCTTAAAGCTCTAGCTCAAGCAATAGCTAGAGGAATAGAGAGACTACGTCTCTCTATTCTGCAACCTTGACGGTTGCAGATCAAAAAACATGGCCCGAATACCGCGAGGACGCAACCGTGAAGCGCAAGTACCACGACCCGGACGCAGAACTCGACCAAACCACCCAGGCTCACGCCCTCATGGGGCACCCCGAGAACGGGCGCAGCGACGGCTCTGACGGCCCGGCAGACGAAGAGCAGTCCCCGCGTCGGCTCACCCGCTACCAGGTCCGCAAGCGCCTCACCAACGGCCGCACTCCTCGGGCGGATTCCGCCACTGGCCTCGCCAAGGCGTTCCTCGACCAGTGCCCAAGCTTCAGCTGGACCGGCGGCCTCGAACTGTCCAACTTCAAGGCCCTGGTGGGGGTCTTCAGCGAGTTGCTGCGCAGCGACGTGTCGCCCGACACCTGCCGGTCCATGATCGAGCTGTACTTCCAACGCCTCGGAGGCCGGGCCCCGAACAAGGCGTACGTCTGGGATTTCAAGTGGCAGCGCCAGGGCCTGCTTCAGCAGCTGCGCGAGAGCGGCGCCGCCGTCCAGGCGCAGGACTACCAGGACTGGCAGGACCAGCCCCAGACCTCCGAGGACGAGCGTGCCGCGTTCGCCGCCTCCTGGGGCCTGCCCGGGGCGGGGTCCTGATGCTCCGCGTCACCACCGACATGGACCCCGAGCGCGCGTTGTGGATCGACACGGGCATCCCGCGCCGGTACCGCCACCTCGGGCTCGGCCACCCGGTCCTCGCGGACAACCCGTCCGACGAATTCCGTGCAGCAGCCGAGTGGCTCCAGCACTTGCCCGAGCAGCAGAAGACCACTCCCGCCGGCCACCCGGTGCGCCCCCTTGAGTACGGTCAGGGCCTGCTCATGGCCGGCGCCCCCGGCACCGGAAAGACCACGATGGCCGCCTCGCTCGCCTGCGATGTCCGCCGGTGGCGCAAGAGCGTGTATTTCGTGCGCTACCCCGAGTACGTCGACCGCGAGCGGTACATCGCCTCCGGCCGCGATGACGATGCGGCGCACCTCGCCCGCTGCCACGCCAGCGTCTCGCGGGTCGCCGCCGCGCACCTGGTGGTCCTGGACGACGTCGGCCACGAGCACCTCACCGCAAGCCGGTTCGCCGAGGACACCCTAGCCGCGATCTTGCGGAATCGTTTCACCAACGGCCAGCCGACCATCATCACTACCAACTTGACCGGCGACCACTGGCGTAACCGGTACAGCCCCGCGCTGCGGAGCTTCGTCTCCGAAGCCACGCGCCTGCTCGCCTTCCTCGGCCCCGACCTCAGAGGCGGCAGCCATGCAGCACGGTGACATTGCCAACTCCCCCGATGGCGAAGTGATCTACGTCATCTGGGAGGGACTCCTCGCGCTCCCCACCGCCCAGTACTCCGCGACCCGATTCCGCCGCCGCCTGCGTTTCAGAGGCCCCGGCCACGCCCTGGACCTGTACGAGACGCATGACCTCGCGGTGCTCCGGCTCTGGGAGCTTTGGCACCAGGACCAGCGCGTCGTGGTGGTGACCTACCTCGGCGAGCGCATCGCTCCCGCACTCGCCGAGCGGCTGGAGGCGGACGCCGTGCCGTGCGGGGGCCTGATCACCACCACGGTCAGCCAGCTCGCCTCCCACATAGCCCTCGATCCGGGGATCCGGTACATCGCGGACCCGGATCCGCAGCGCCGATTCACTTACGGCTCCAAGGGCCGCACCGTCGCCCCGCACGACGCGGCCCTGATCGGCAGGCTCCTGTGAGCGTCAAGCCTGAGCACGGCCCGAAGGCCGGCGTCACCTGGCAGGCCCACGTCGTCACCGCCGAACTCCTCACCCCAGACGACGAGTTCGATGCCGACAGCGGCACCGCACGGCCCAACCGCGCCACCCGGCGAGCACAGAAAAGAGCGGCTCGAAAGAACCGCCACTGAACGCTGAACGGAGAAACGCATGCCCGAGCACACCCGCACGACCATCCAGCTCCACCCCGACACCGTCGACCACCGGGCCGTCATTGACTACGGAGACGAGCACGTCGCAGTACCCGTCGTCGGCTGGGCCGTCGTGCTGACGATCGGCGACACCCCGGTACCCCAGATCACCGTGGAACCTGTGGTGGAGGACGAGTGCCACGGCCCCATAGCCCTTGGCGACTTGATCGAAGAGGGCGACGCGATCGGCCTAGTGGAGATCCAGTGAGCACCATCGAGGAGGAGGTAATCTCCTATATCGCCGCGACAGGCGACCTCGCCACCGTCACCGACGCCGGGATCACCGCCGATCATTTCCTCGACCCGGACAACAAGACGATCTTCAGGGAGATCCTCGACTTCCGGGCCGACTTCGGCGAGGCACCGACTGCTGACGTCATCCTGCGTGACCACCCCACCCACCAGTTCGTCACCGACAGCTCCGGCCCCCTGGACTACCTCATCCGGGAGCTACACGCCGAGCGGCTGCGCATGCTTGTCGAGCTCGGCCTTGGCGCCGCTGGCGACGCCCTGGAGAACAGCGGGCCCGAGGCGGCACTCAGCATCCTGCGCGCCATGCACACCCAGGCGACCCTCGCCACCAGTACCTCCCAGGAGATCGACTTCGCGAGGACAGGTTCGCAGCGCCTTGAGGTCTACCGGCAGGCCCGCGAAAACCCCTCGCAGATGCTCGGCATCCCAACTGGGGTCCGCTTCCTGGACAGGATCACACGTGGGCAACAGCGCCAGCACGTGATCGGGTTGACAGGGCTGGCCAAGTCCAAGAAGACAAGCCTGATGCTGATCATGCTCCGCGCCGCCTTCGAATCCGGCGCCAAGCCCTTGGCTCTCTCCTTCGAAATGCCGTACCTGGAGATCGCCCGCCGCCTCGATGGGTTTCACGTGCAGATCAATCCGAACGACCTGCTAACCGGCCAGGTCCCCCAACGCGACTGGCGTCGACTGGAGAAGGAGCTGCTCGCGGAGCACGACGACAAGTCGCTCATCCTCACCGAGGACCGGGCCGGAACCATGACCATCTCCGGCATCCAGTCGAAGATCGACAAGATATCGCCCGACATCGTCTACATCGACGGCGCCTACTTCCTGTTCGACGAAATCACCAAAGAGTCGAACACGCCGATGGCGCTCACGAACATCAGCCACGGCCTGAAGATGCTGGCGCTCAACAACGACATCCCAGTCGTGTACACAACACAGAGTCTCCCCCACAAGCTGGGCAAGGACGGCCTCGGCCCGTACTCCCTCGGCTACACCTCTGCATGGGCCATGGATGCGGACTTCCTCATCGGCCTGGAGCCGACCGAGGAAGACGAGTCCACCTCGCGCATGAAGCTCCTTATCGCCCGACACGCCGCCTTCCCGCAGGAAACGCTGCTCTCGATCTCCTACGATCCACCGTCGTTCGAGGAGGCTCCTGAGGGGGTGCTGGATGCACTCCCGTACTAGCGGCTGGGACCTCCTCACGGCCTACTCCAACCCTGTTCCGTCCGACGTGCCAGCAGCGCTCCAGCGCCTCGGCATGACGGCATTGCGCACCGTTGACCGCCCCTCCGGCGGCTCCGAGGTCCAGGCCCGCTGCCCGATGCACAAGGCCAGGACCGGCAGCGAGGACCGCCACCCGAGCTTCTGGGTGAGCACCACGAGCGGCGCCTTCATCTGCTTCAGCTGCCAGTACGCCGGCCCGTTCGTCCAACTCGCTGCTGACGTCCTCGGCATCGGCCGCGACGACGCGCTGCGCTGGATCGCCCGCCAGGGCATCTATCGGCTCCAGCCGGCCGACGACGAGCAGAAGCCGCCGATCGAGCCGGTCACAGTGAACGAGGCGTCCCTGGCCCTGTTTGTCGCGCCCCCGCCCGAGGCCCTGGCCGAGCGCCACCTCACCGCCGAGGCGTGTGCCCTCTACGGCGTCCTGTGGGACCCACGCAACAGCCGCTGGATCATCCCGATCCGCGACCCGACCACCGGCCAACTCCTTGGCTGGCAGGAGAAGAACAAGCGCCACTTCCGTAACCACCCCGACGGGGTCAAGAAGAGCCTCACTCTCTTCGGCTACCACACCCCGTACGACGACGTCACCGTCCTCCTCGAATCCCCTCTGGACGCAGTACGCCTCGCCTCGGCCGGCATCACCGGCGGCGTCGCCTCCTACGGCGCCCACGTCTCGAACGCGCAGATGCGCCTGGTGCGCCAGCGCCCCGGCGTCCTCGTCCTCGCCCTCGACAACGACATCGCCGGCCGCGCCGCCCGGGACCAGCTCTACCGGACCTGGCGACCACGCGGCATCCGGATGCGGTTCCTCAACTACGCCGACTCGACCGCCAAGGACCCCGGCGACATGGCCTCCGACGAGGAGATCCACCGCGCGGTCACCAGCGCCTACCCCCCCTTCCGGCATAGAAAGGAGCCCCATGACCACCCACCAGCTCAACGTTCGAGCAGTGCACGCAGCTCTACTGCGCGCACGGTTCCGGCGAAGCCTGAACTGGTACGAGATCGCCGACGAGATCGGCGTCACTCCTAGTCTCATGACCCGCCTCGGCCGAGGCTTCAACTGTAGTAGCGACGCCCTGGTGTCCATCCTCGTCTGGCTCGGGATGGACGAGCAGATCAGACCATTCATCCTCCCCACCGCCGGAGAGGAGGACGAGTGTTCACCGGAAGCCTCTACCCCTACCAAGAGCGCGCAGTAAGAGACATCCTCCGGCGCCAGCGCATCCTTGTCGCCTACAGCATGGGCACCGGAAAAACCGTCCTCACCATCGCCGCCCTGGAAGAGCTGCTCGGCAACGGCACCATCAACAACGCCTTGCTGATCGTGCCAGCCTCCCTCAAATGGCAGTGGGCCCAGGCCATTTCCAAGTTCACCGACGTTGACCGCCGCACCCTGGCGCTGCGCGGGGCCGAACTCATCGTGCCGATCGAGGAGACGTGTATGGTCCTCGACGGCACCGCGAACGCTCGCGCCCGCCAGTGGGAGTACGTCGGCCTGACCAACCCGGACTACGTGATCATGTCGTACGGGGGCCTGCGCAACGACTGGGAGCAGTTGCTGACGCACCGGTTCGACGCGGTCATCCTGGACGAAGCCACCGCTATCAAGTCCTTCTCAGCGCAGGTCTCGAAGAAGGCTAAGCGCCTCCAGCCGGAGATCCGAATAGCCCTCACTGGCACGCCAGTTGAGAACAAGCCCGAGGAACTCTTCAGCATCATGCAGTGGGTTGACCGCGAGATCCTCGGCCGCTGGGACTTGTTCGACAAGAGCTACATCACCAGAAATCCATGGGGCTCCGTCACGGGGTACAAGAACCTGCGGCTGCTCAACTCCCGGCTCAAGCCCGCGATGATCCGCAAGTCCCGCCTCGACCCGGAGGTGGCGCGGTACCTGCCGGCCGTGGCCGAGACCACCCGCACCGTCGTCCTGGACGCTGCGACGCGCAAGTTCTACAAGATCATTCTCGCTGACCTTGGCGAGGCCCTGGAGGAGGCGGCCGAGGCCGGCTCGCCGGTGGACCTCGCGGCCTACTACGCCGGCGAAATGGGCGAGGAGGACAGGCGCGCCCAGGGCAAGGTCATGGCCCGGTTGCTGGCGGCCAGGTTGCTCCTGTGTCACCCCGGGCTACTCATGGACTCGGCCGAGGCGTACCACGAGGGCCGGGGCGAGGGCTCGGAGTACATCGCCGACCTCGTGGCCGCGAGCTGGGAGTACCCCAACATCACGACGACGCCCAAGTTGGACGAGCTGGAGCGCCTGATCACGCAGATGCTCGCCGAGGACGGCACGAAGGTCGCGGTGTTCACCTCCTACCGGCGCCTGCTGCCCTACCTCGCCGAAAGGCTCGATCGATTCGGCGCACACGTCCAGTTCCACGGCGAGATGGACGCCAGCGCCAAGGCCGCCGCCAAGGCCAAGTTCGCCACCGACCCCGACTGCCGCCTCTTCCTCAGCACCAACGCCGGCGGGTACGGGTTGGACCTGCCGGAGGCCCAGTACCTGATCAACGTAGACCTCCCCGACAGCAAGGGCGTCCTCGACCAGCGCAACACGCGCCATGTGAGGGCCAGTTCCCAGCACGCCTGCGTCTACGTGGTCAACCTCGTAGTGGAGGACAGCGTCGAAGAGCGCCAGCAGGCCACCCTTGCCCTGCGCGGCCGACTGTCCGAAGCCATCGTTGACGGGCGCGGCGAGACCACCATCACCGCCGATGTGGAAACCCTCGCCGAACACCTCGGCCGCATTTCCTGAGATCACTCGGACGGCCCTACCAGGCTATTTTTCCACTTCATAGGCTTAAAGCACCTGGAAAGCCGAGTATCTCCGGCAGCAACTCCCTACTCCGAACGGGGTACCCCCATGCCTGAAACAGAGGATGAAAGCGCCGGCAGACTTCCTTTCGATCCGATTCTTCCAACAGTTCGCCGGTGGGCTCTCCTGAAGCGCGAAGCGGAGAAGATCGGCGCCGAGCGCGACAAGCTGCGCGACAGCATCACGAAGGCTGTAATGCAGCGCGGCTACCGCGACCACAAGGGAAGCCAGTATCTCGACCTTCCGATGGAGATCGAGGGCTTCAACCGCATCAAGCGGGAGCGCCGCGTATCCGTTATACCCGACCTCTCAGCGGCCGAAGAAATCACCCGCAGCAAGGGCGAGAACGTATACCAACGCGCATTCCCTCCGGTTCCCACGCTGGACACCGAAGAGCTGTACGTCCTCCTTCAAGAGGGCGTCCTCACCGAATCCGAAATGGACGCCATATTCACCCAGAAGGAATCCTACGCGTTCCGGGGACTCTCATGACCAAGCCCAGCCTGGAGAAGTCCCGCTTCTACTGGGAACGCCTCCACGCCATCAAGAGAGCCAGCGAACTCACCTGGGCCCAGATGGCAGCCGGCCTCGGCGTCGACCCCCAGACGCTCGCGCCGTTCATTTCCGGGCCCCAGCTCGCCCGCAACGCCAGGCGCGGCGGCTCCCTGCCGCACACCGTCGTCGTACGCCTCGCCGCCAGCCTCGGCCTGAGCGCTAGCGCCCTCTACACCTTCCTGCCCGAGCCGCCGCTCAGCGGCACCAGCGCTGGCTTCTCGCTCTTCACGTACTGCGAGCGCGAAGACCCCGAGCTGGGCGAGGAAATCTACCGCGTCATCGCCGCCACCTTCCCCACGGTCGTACGCCGCATCACGCCCGACTGGGGCGACGAGGACCAGGCATGACCGGGATCGGCCCCCAGCGGCAGCCATACGACACCTACCCCGGCACCGCCCGCCCCCTCCAGGCCCCCCTCGCCCACGTCGTGATGAACCCCATCACCTACTGGGACGAGGACCCCATCTACAAGCGCCAGGGCGGATTCCTCAGGGAATTCTTTGGAATCGGCCACCTGTCGACCGCCCTCCAGCGCTCGCCGAAAACCATCTACAAGTGGGAACGCGCCAGCCTCTTTCCCGCCGCCACCTTCATCTACAACGGCGGAAGCAAGCACGGGCAGCGGCGCCTCTACACACGCCTCCAAATCGAGGGCGTCATCCGCATCGCCCAAGACGAGGGCGTCCTGAACGGAAACCAGCGCTACATCGGCAACACCCTGTTCCCGAGCCGCTGCGCCGAATTGTTCAAGGCGACCCGAACCACCCTCCCTGACCCCGTCCCGGATTGGAATCCCAATGCCTGAGCAGCGCACCTTCGGCCGTCGCCGCAATCTCCCCAGCACCCCCGCCCCGACAACGAAGCGCGAGGCCCCCGAACCCGCCGAAGAGAATTCCTCCGGAACCGGCGGCTGGGGCAGGATGGACAAGCTCGCCAACCAGGCCAGCGGCGACCTCTACCTGAAGGTCACCGAAGACCCCATCGTCATCAAGATCCTCGACGCCGACCCGTTCGACAATTACGTGGCGCACTGGATAGAGGAAATCAAGGAAGGCAGCAAGTCCGTCCGCTGCTGGGGTGGCTCGGAATGCCAGCTCTGCTCAATCGGAGACAAGCCAAAGAAGTTCTCCGCGTGCTTTAACGTGATTTCTTTCGAGGACCCCAGCAACCCCGAGCTTCGGGTCTGGGAGGCCGGCGTCAAGCTTGCCCGGCAGCTCAAGGACATCGCGCTGGACGAGCGCAGGGGCCCCCTCAACCGGGACGACCTGTACTTCACGATCGCCAAGTCCCAGAAGGCGAAGGCGGTGGAGTACCACCTGGAGCGCATCAAGGCGCGGGACCTGGAGGAGGAGACCGGCGTCGAGCCGCTCGGTGCCGCCGAAGCCGAGCAGTTTCTGGCCGACCGCCGCACCGAGCCGGTCAAGGACCTCCTGGACAGCGCTGAGATGGCTGCCCTGGTCAAGACTCTGCTGGACGACTGACCGCCCCCTCGCACCACCGCCGGCCCGTGACCGCACCGGGCCGGCGGTGGCCCAACCGCGCCAACGAGGAGGGCGGATGAAACCCCCGCAGCTCGTCACCACCACGGACGACCTCCACCAGGTCGTCAACTACTTCAGCGACCGTGACGCGTTTGCGTTCGACGTTGAGACCTCTGGCGCTAATCGGGGCGTGGCTGCCGTCAACAAGGTCACCTGGATCTCGCTGGCCACCCAGGGCGCCGCGACCGTCATTCCACTCGGCCACCCGAACGGCTACGAGCTTCTGCGCAAGGCCAGCTGGCGGAAGAACAAGGCAACCAACCTGCGCGAGAACATACCGGCCCAATTCAGCGACCCCCCAAAGCAGTTGCGTCCAAGTCAGGTCTTCGAGGCGTTGCACCCCCTGTTCTTCAGCAACCGTACGAAGATCGCACACAACGCGACGTTCGATTTCTTGTCGATCGCCAAGTACTACGGCGGCTACCCGCCCCCACCCTACGGGGACACCATCGTCGCGGCGTGGTTGTGCAACGAGAACCGGTTGCTCGGCCTCAAGCCGCTCACCAAAGACGCCTACCGACTCGACTACGACCACGAGAACGTCGGCAAATGCGTCGAGGCGCACGAATTCGGCAAGGTCGCGGACTACGCGTGGCTCGATGCCAAGGCGACCTGGCTGCACTGGCTTCGGCTACGACCCGAGATCGACGCCCAGGGCCTCACCAGGATCTGGGACCTGGAGATGGACGTCCTTGAGTGCCTGCTCCACATGCAGGCCCCCGGCGCCCCCGTCGACATCGTCGCCCTGGAGCAGCTGAGGGACGACCTGCGCTCAGAGCTCGTCGGCCGAGAAGCCGCCGTCTACCGGGCTGCCGGCACTCATTTCAACCTCGGGTCAGTCCCGCAGAAGCAGCGGCTGCTGTACGGGCCGCGCCCGGACGGTCAGGGCCTCACACCCCGCAAGCTCACCAAGACCGGCGCCCCGAGCACTGACGCTGACGCGCTCGCCTTTCACAAGGGCAACCCGCTGGTGGACGAGATCCTCAGCTATCAGGAGCTCGCCACGATCCTCCACACCTACGTGGAGGGCTACCTCGGCGACGACGAACGACCCACTCAGATCTTCGACGGACGCATCTACCCGTCCTTCGCTCAATATGGCACCGTCACCGGCCGATTCTCGTGCAGGCAGCCCAACGTCCAGAACTGGCCGAGGCCGGACTCCGCATGGGGCAAGCGCATCCGCGATTTGTTCCAACCACCGCCCGGCCACAAGTTGTTGGTCGCGGACTACGCGCAAATTGAGCTGCGCATCCTCGCGCATTTCGCCGGCGCCGGAAAGCTCCACGCTGGCTTCTGGGACGGCCTGGACGCGCATGTCGCCACCGCCGCAGCCGTATTCGGCGTCTCGCCGGATGAAGTCACCAAGCAGATGCGGCAGGTCGCCAAGGGCATCGCATTCGCGATTATCTACGGCGCTGGCCCCGGCAAGCTCGCCGACATGGCAGGTGTGTCCGTCACCAAGGCACGCGCTTTCATGAAGACCCACGAGAAGCAATTCCCCGAGGTCTACCGCTACAAGGACAAGATCCTGAACACCGTCCGCGCCCGGCGCCCGCAGCCCTACCTCCACACGCTCCTCGGCCGCCGTCGGCGCCTGCCCGACCTGCTGTCCCCGATTCCTGCCCAGCGCTCGCGCGCCGAGCGACAGGTCGTCAATTCGCACATCCAGGGAACCAACGCGGATCTGACCAAGCTCGCCATGGTGCGCTTCAACAAGACGCGCCTGGAGGGCATGCAGCTGATGCTCACCGTCCACGACGAACTCGCGGTCCTGTGCCCCGAGAGCATCGTGGAGGAGGGCTCACGCATCCTCCACGAGGCAATGGCCGGCGCCGACATGCAGCTCCTCGGCGTCCCCGTGATTACCGACGTAAAGGTGTGTGACCGGTGGTCCGAAGCAAAATAGTTCGCTTGTGTCGATCCGTATATTGGCCCCATGAGGTCTGAAATCTCGCCGTCGGCGTACGGCACCGAGTTCCGGGCCATGGTGCGCAATGTCGCATCGTGCGAGGACTACTACGTGATCTGCGAAAGGCTCGGCCTCGTCCCCTCCGGCCCCGAGGTCGACGCGAGGGAGCATCTCGACGCCCACGCCCGGTACGGGGCCATCAAGCCGGTCATCGATGCGATCGCCGAGTCCTCCGCGATCGCCGCCGACGTGATCCACGCCCTGTGCACGGGCTCAACCGAGGACGAGGGGGACCTGGCGATGTACACCGCCATCGCTCACGCCTGCGTGGCCGGCGCCATCATCCGGCTGGTCGACATGGGCAAGCTGCGGGTGGTGGAGGAGCGATGAACTTCTGGGAAGAGAAGCTCCGGCAAGCCGGAACGACGGCCGCCGCGCCGGCTGCGGCTGCCACACAGACGCCCTGGTGGGCGCAGCCGACGTACGCGCCAGCCGCCCCCGCGCTGGCAGCACCGCCGACCACCTCACCCGCTGCGGCCCCGGCACCGCGCCTGCGCGAGAGTGGCCAGTGCCCCAACTGCTTCAGCGGGACCTACCACAAGGCGACGCCTAACACGGCGCCGCGCTGTATGGATTGCGGGTATCCGGTGATGCACTCGACCTCCGGCGCGATCGTCCCGAATCGCGACAGCATTCCGGCGAGGGTGTCTCTGCGCCAGGCCCAGGGCTCCGGAAACGTCATGACAATCATCGGGCACGTTTAAATTCACTCACCCGAATAGTCTATTCTGGTGAGTTTTTTGAATTCATAGAGTTGTGCTCCTCGGATATGAGAGGAGCCGATTGTGCTGAGCGACGACGCCCGCGCACTGATGGCGAGAATCAATAAGAAGTGCGGCGACGGGACTCTCGTCGTCGCCTCCCAGATACCCCCGCTTCCCCGATTCACCTCCGGATCGCTGAGCCTGGACGTGATGCTCGGCGGCGGATGGCCCGGCAACCAGTGGTCGGAGATCATCGGGAGCGAATCCTCGGGCAAGACGACGATCGCCCACAAGACCATCGCCGCCAACCAGCATCGGGACCCCGATTTCACGACACTCTGGATCGCAGCCGAGGGCTACGACCAGGACTGGGCCGAGGATCTCGGGGTCGACACCAGCCGAGTCCTCGTCCACTCGACGAACAGCATGGAGGAGGCGTACACAGCGATGCTAGACGCCGCCGAATCCCGGGCGGTAGATGCGATCGTCCTGGACTCCTATCCTGCGCTGATCGCCAACGACGAGGACGCGAAGGAAATGGATGAGTTCACGATTTCTGCGGGCGCCCGAGTTACCGGAAAGTTCTTCAGGAAGGCCGGTGGCCACACCAAGCGCTCCCTGGTCCAGGAGGAGCGCCCTCTTCTCGGCCTGATCATCAACCAGTTCCGAGACAAGATCGGTGGCTTTTCTCCGAACGGAATGACGCCGAAGACGAGCCCCGGCGGCAACGCGAAGAATTACGCGTACTATGTGCGCCTGGAGGTCTCGCGCACCGAGTGGCTCGATGAGAAGCGGCCAGGCAAGGGACTGGCTCGATGTGGCCAAGTCATCAAGCTCAAGACGATCAAGAACAAGGCCGCCGCGCCCCAACAGGTTGCCAGCATTCGGTTCTTCTTCGCCGACTCCCCCTCCGGCTTCCGCAAGGGCGACTACGACCTCACGGCGGAGACGGTGGCCATGGGAGTCCTCTACGGCGTCATCTCCAAGACGAGCAACGGCTGGTACAGCTTCGGCGACCAGCAGTGGCACGGTGAGCCGGCCATGTGCAAGGCCCTCAACGGCGACGAGGAGCTGCGCGAGCAGATCGACGTGGCCGTGCACCAGGCCATCCCCGGAGCGCACTGATGGACGCACGACAGCGTGCCTCACGCCGACAGGAGAAGAGCATCGCCCGCTCCCTCGGCGGCCGAACCGTGGCCGGATCAGGAAGCGGATGGGCCGTCAAGAACGACGTCAGAACCGCTGACTGGTCGATCGAGTGCAAGACCACGACGAAGAAGTCCTACTCGCTCACCAACGATGCACTGACAGCCGCTGAGAGGCACGCACTCCTGGACTTCCGGAAGATGGCGTTCGCCATCGAGATGTGCGGCCGCACCTGGGTCGTCCTTCCCTACGAGACCTTCACTGAGCTGACCTCGGGGGGCAGCAATGGCGATTCGACCGCGCGTACCCTCCCCTGACTGGTCAGAGAAGGACCCCAGGGGCGCAGCAAAGTGCCGGGGGATTCCTGAACTCCTTGGCGGCCCGGAGCTCTTCTTCAGCAATGAGCGTGTGGCCCTGGAGATCTGCAACGGCGTCTACGACGGGATTGTCTGCCCGCGCCGACTGGAGTGCCTGCGCAACTCGATGCACAACAAGGAGGCGTACGGCGTCTGGGGTGGCATGCGTCCGGCCGACCGGCTTCGTATGCGTCTGAAGTACCCGAATAGTCCTGAGCGGTGGACCTGGCAGCCGGCTGATGACGGAATCAAAACGGAGGAAATGTGGCACGCAGCGTGAGGCCGGGCCCGGGGCTCGCCGCGTATCTGGAGGCCAGCAAGTCGACCGAGGTGCTGTTCGGTGACGTGCAGAAGCACGTCCTGCTGAAGGCCGCCCAGCCTGACGGCCGGCGCCAGGACGTGCTCCACCCGTCCGAGATGGTCAAGGCTGACTGGTGCCATCGGGCCGCGTACTACAAGCTCACCGACCCGCGACCCAAGGGCCCCACGACGTTCGTGCGCGAGAACGTGTTCCGCGAGGGTCACCAGACCCATGCGAAGTGGCAAAAGTGGTTGCAGGAGATGGGCCGGCTGGCGGGCAACTGGCACTGCCGGTCCTGCGGCCAGGAGTTCTGGGATGATGAGACGCCCGAGGAGTGTCAGCTGTGCTCCGCCCCGGCCCGCGCTATCGACTACGCCGAGGTTGAACTCAACGCGCCGGCGCTGACGATCGGCGGCAGCACGGATGGCTACTGCCCCGAGGACAACTCCCTGGTCGAGATCAAGACTCTCGGCATCGGGTCGCTGAGGTTCGAGGACCCCAAGTTCCTCTCCCGCTTTGAGCTGGAGATGGACGGTCGGGGCACTGTCTACGACCTGACCCGGCTGTGGCGCGACTTTCGCCGCCCGCTTCCGCAGGCCCTGCGCCAGGGCCAGCTCTACCTCTATCTTGCAAGACATTTCGAAGACCTGATGGTGGACCGGATCACCTACATCTACGAGTTCAAGCCGACCCAGGAGGCGAAGGCTTTCACCGTCCTGTACTCCGAGGAGATATCGGAGCCGGTCATCGAGGGCGCTCAGATCGTCACAGACGCCCTTGCCGCCGGGCGGCCGCCGGCCTGCAACGTCAACGGTGCCTCCGGCTGCAAGAACTGCCGCGCTTGGGAGGTCGCTGCGTGAGCACCTGGAAGACCCTGAGCGGCTGGGGCTTCATCCCCGAGGAGCGGCCCGAGGACGCGGTTCCCGACATCCCGGAGGACATTACCGAGCTGACTGACCAGCAGCTTATGCAGCTCATGGGCGCATACACGGCCTGGACGACCTACGCCGCGCATCGCAAGGCTGGCTCGGCGCGCAACCTGCGCAGCGCTGAGCAGCACCTTCGATACGTCACCGCCCTGGCCTCGGTCCGAGCCTCCGCCGAGCGAACGGTTGCTGGCCGCAAAGCCGTGGCGCAGGCCGACCCCGAAGTGCAGCAGGCGGAGACCGAGGTCGCCGACGCCGTCGACCTGGCCGAGGCGATAGACATCGTCTGGGAGAACACCAAGATCAAGATCCAGCTGGCGTCCCGGGAGCTGTCCCGCCGCATCGCCCAGCATGGCCATGAGACCCGCGTCGCGAAGTGGGGGGTGTGATGGGAGCCAAGAGCCACCGGGCCTATGTCGGTATCGACCAGTCGTACAGCGCCTACGCGATCATCCTGTTCATCGAGAAGCCCGGCGCTCCTGCGCACCGCGAGATGCTTTTCGACTTCTCCCCCTCCCGCGCCAGCCAGGGCGCGGCCCGGCTGCGCCACATCCACCGGACCCTGCTCGATGCCTTCCGGCAGATGGAGGACGCCTACGACGTCCGCCAGGTCGTCATGGAGGGCTATGCGCCGGGAAGCAAGTGGAACAGGGAGGCACTCGGTGAGCTCGGCGCGGTCACCAAGCTCGCGCTGGACGAGGTTTTCGGGTTCACCGGGCGCGTTCGCATCGCCGCCCCGACCGCGCTGAAGAAGTTCGTCACCGGGAGCGGCACGGCCCCGAAGGATCTGATGCTGCTGAGTGTCTACAAGAAGTGGGGTGCGGAGTTTTCCAGCAACGATCTCGCGGACGCTTACGGGCTCATGCGGATCGGCCACGGACTGGAGAACGGCGTCTCACTGAGGTACGAACAAGAGGTCATCGACGCCTTGAGAAATTCTCAGAATATGTAGCGATAATTCCTGGTCGTACGCTTTCCGCAAACCACTCAGGGAGCGTACTCGTGTCAGACCAGGCAACAGAAAAGGTATTCAGGGTAAAGTCGACAACGGCCCCGCTGGACCTCGGAAGCGCCATCGCCCACGCCATCTACGACGGCAAGCAGGTCGTCCTGAGGGCCGTGGGCGCCGGCGCGGTCAACCAAGCGGTCAAGTCGATACCCGTCGCGCAATCCTTCACCGCCTCGTACGGCATCGACCTCATTCAGCGGATCAGCTTCTTCCACGGACAGCCACGCGACGGCGACAAGAACACTGAACTCGTCGGAATCACGATCCGCGTGCAGGTGAATATCTGAAGAGGAAAACCTCCCCCTACACTCCCGATGGACTCAGCGCTCTGCCTCGGACACCAAATCGGGCCCAACTCCTCAACCCCGAGTCCCCGCGACCGGCCTAGGAGTGCCCGTGACCCACTGGACGCCGCCCAACCGAGGCAAGTCCGACCCGCTGCGCACGACCCCTTCCGTGGGCGCCCACGGGGGCGGTCAGTGCACCTGCCATCCCAAGGTTGTGCGCCCCGAGCTGGGTCACACCGCCGAACGGAAGCGCTCGGGCGGCGCCGACCCGACCGTCAAGGATCAGGCGCACCGCCACCAGATCCCGCTCGGCCACGACCGTTACGGTCCGGCTGGCCGCGTCCAGGTGAACCGCGCCTACACCGACCCGACGAGCGGCGGAAAGAATCTGCGGCGCATGCCGAGCGCCTTCGGCTCCCAGGAGATGTTCCGGGGCGGCCAGGACGACGGGCGCAGCTGATGGCCGGAAACAACGCGAACCTCGTCTACAACGCGCCGTATCAAATCCCTGTCGGGGGCGCGGTCACGCGCTCGGGCGGCGGCGGGGGCCTCCTGCTGTCCGGGGCCCGGGACATTCTGGATGCCCGGCGGATGATGGACTCCGGTCGCGTCCCGAGTGCCGAGTACCCGGACGGCTATCTCGGCACGATCGGTGCCGGCAGTCGTCGCGAGGACCGGCTTCTCGGCGCCATCGCCAACCGTGCTACGCAGAAGGCGTATCAGAGGGGTGTGCACAAGGGTGAGCGAATCGACCCGGCCGATTATTACTGGACGGAAGAGGTGCACCCTGCCGCCGCGCTGGAGGCCCAGGCCGAGGGGCGCAAGTGGACGCAGCGCGGCTCGATGGTTGGCAGCCCTCTGGTGAACGACGGTAAGAGCCCGACGATGGTGGCGACCCAGGCCCGGTTCGCGACTGCCCAGAGGGTCTATACCCAGGAGACCACGCCGCCGTTCACGTCCGTTGACGAGCAGCGCCGGGCTCAGCTGGCCCGGTTCAGGCCGGCCTGGAGGTGATCGTCTTGGATCAGCCCAACTCGGTGTATGCGCCGCGTCCTTGGTCCACTAGCCAGGAGCAGCAGGTCTCGAATTACCTGAAGGACTGGCTGGACATGCCGACGGACTCGATCCGGCGCATCGCCCCGCCCATCCCGAACATCGGCCGCAGCGCGCCGCGCTTCGGCTACCGGCAGCACGTCCTAGGGATTCGCGACATCGCCCGGCTTGAAGACCTCTATCCGGGCTCGCGCGTGGACTACAGCCAGCGCCAGGGCGGCTATTCCGCCACGAGCACTCCAACCCTGGGGGGTATGTGATGCCCAAGAGGACGCGGGCCACCGATCGTCGGGGCCACGGCGTCGGCGACAACGTCGGCACTGCCATTGATGCAAAGGCGAACCTCCAGGACCAGCGGAAGGCGGGCGCGTACGGGCCGCCGGCCAGCGGGCCGAGCACCAGCTCAGAGTTCGCGACCGGCGTCGCAGCTGGCCGCCCCCAGGGGGCCGGTGCCTCTCTCGGACAGGCGAAGTCTCGGACCATGGCGGCCCCGCGCAAGCTGGGGGCGTCGTGAGCTACCCCCAGCAGCGCGACCTGCGCGCCGAGTTGGACGCCGGTTTGACCGAACAGACCTACAAGCGGGCGGTGCGTGACCGGGGCGGCATCGTGGAGTCCACGACCCCGCGCATGCGCGACGACCTGTCCGACACCAATTTCGGGGTGCACGAAGCCGCCGTCAAGGTCGACCCGTTCGGCCGACCGGTCGTCACTCCCGACACACACACCGGCGGCCCTGTCGCCTACCCCGGGAGCTGACGTGAAGGAGACTGACGTGCGCAGCGGCTCGGCGCAGCCGTGGGATGCGCACCCGGCGGTTCGAAGCGGGTCGGCCCTGAGCCTTGGGGAGCGCGCGGCGGACCTGATGAAGCGGGCTCTGGCCACGTGGTCGTGTCTGCTCGGCTTTTTCGTCCTGATGATCGTGTGGATGGCCACGGACGGTTTCGGTACCGACCCCGCGCCGTACATCGGCCTGAACCTGGTCCTCAGCGGAATTGCGGGGCTCCAGTGTTTCATCCTGCTGATCGCGGCGAAGCGGGCTGACCAGATCAACAGTGAGCTGGCGCAGTACGACCATGAGGTTGGTATCCAGGATCTGGCGGTCGATCAGGCGGATCACCAGCTGCTGCTGAAGATCGCCGCCAAGCTGGGTGTCGAGGACGGGGAGTGACATGACCTACCACCCCTTTACCTCGGACGAGGCGCGGACCAACGTCATCGGGCTGGGCCTGGCTGTGACCGCGTTCGGCAACTCGCTGTACCAGCAGTCCCGTCAGGGTTTCGGGTTCTCCGGCAGTGGTGTCGACGCCGTCCTCTCGGCCTGGGTCCTGCTGGGCTACGGCGCTGCCGTTCTCGCGCTCGTCTCGGTGCTGACCCGCCACAGCTGCATGGGTTACCGAATCGTCGGTGCGTATTTCATCACCTACGCTGCCCTCTCGCTTCTCCATGGCGGGAGTTCGCTCCTCAACTTCGGCACCTTCGTCCTCTATTTCGGGTTCGCGATCGTCGGCTACGGTGCGTGGTTCGTCTCCAGAGAGCGAGCGGGCCTGTGAATGGCCTGGGCCCGGCTCTGATCTCCCTAGGCGTTACGGCGATCAGCGTGGTGATCACCCGGCTGCTCGACACCTACCTGCCGGGGAAGGTCGAGCCCGCGTGTCTGCCGGGGCGCTGCTGGCTTCTTCAGCGACCTCCTGGTCCAACTGACAGCTCGCCGACAACCGAGGAGAAGTAGATGTCAACTCCCGTTAACGAGTGGAACCTTGAGACCAACACCGATCTGACGGGTGAGCCCGGCTCGGCGTCGGGTCTGACCACCTCGCCGCCGCTCACTCCCGCGCAGCGCATCGCCAACCGCCCCGCCGGCTATGGCCAGAAGTTCGTGCCGCCGACGCCGCAGTGGTACACCAACGCCACCGGAACACTCATCCCGGGCGGTTCGCTGACTCCCACCAGCATCCAGCTGTTCTGGCACTCGAACATCGGCCAGATCCCGGCGACCACCGGCAACAAGGGCTCCAAGGGGCTGGACAGCATGGGCGTCGGAGCGCACAACCTGTACATCAACGGCGCCACCAGCCCCTCCCTCACCATTCGGGGCCCGAAGCTGAACCACGTCCTCACTGGCTACTGGTCAAGCGCCACGCCGGCCGTATGGACCCCTATCGTCCCGAACACCGCCTACACCATCGTGGTCGAGCCGTGCGACACCAACCAGGTCGCCAGCGGCAACAGGTCGACCGCTCTCTCGGTCACCACCCCGGCCACAAGCACCACCAGCCAGCAGGTCACCACCAACCCGAAGACGCCCGGCAACGTCGCCCTGGCCGCCCCGCTGCCTGTGATCACCTCGAACGCCGGCGGGGCGATCCAGCTCGGCTGGAACCGCGTCCCCGACGCCACCAGCTACGAGGTTTGGGACAACAACACTGTCGGCACCACCCTCAAGCCCGACCCGAACAACCCCGGCTTCTACCTGGGCGACACCCGCGTCATCGCCTCCGTCGCCCAGCCCCCCGCCGGCACCCCCGTGACGGCTACCACCCCGAACTACACGGTTCCGCGCGTGCCGGTGCGGCTGCGCGTGCGGGCCGTCAAGACGGACGCCAACGGCACCGCGTACTCGGCCTTCTCGCCGCCCGTCTACGCAACCATCCCGGCCGCCCTCAACGCGCCAGCAGCGCCGCCCGCACCCGCACTCAACGGCACGGTCGCCGCCGGCCTCGTGCACTTGAACATCACGGCGCCGACAGTCTCCGCCAGCAACGGGGCACCGGAGTGGTATGCGGTCTACGACGGCACCAGGCGTGTCGCCTACCTCACCGGGGTGCTCGGGGCCGCGCCGCAGGTCACCCTCCAGTACACGGTGAACCAGCCCTACTCGTTCACCGTGATCTGCGGCAACTCCCAGGGCGCCAGCCCCGCGAGCGCGGCCCTGGCCGGCACCACGCCCGCGACCTAAGCCCATCGCGCCAGCGAGACGATCGGAGAAGCGTGCGGGCAGTTGCCCGCGCGCTCATTCCGCGCTGTTCGGGGCGCTGATCAGAAGTTCCTGGCCCGCAACAGGGCCCATGAGCCGGTGACGGACGTCGCCACCAGCTCCGGCAGCATCTGCCCCGGGTCGGTCTCCGGAACGAGCACTACTGTCCAATCCGCTTGTGCGACGGCGCGGCGCCACAGCTCCCCGTCCACATCTTCCGCCGGGACGGTGGCGAGCGGCCCCCGGAAGAGGCTCTTGTGGCGAGCGGCCCCCGGAAGAGGCTCTTGTGGCGGCGCGAAACCTCCACACGGTCCCCGCGCCGGCGCAGTGCCCAACCTTGCTTGTCTGCTGACTCCCCCCGAGTCTTCATCGGGATGGGGGCGCCGTTCTCGATGTGGTCGAAGCCCTCGGCGTCCAGCATGTACGGCAGCGGGCTGTACGTGTCGCCGACGCTGTCCGTCATTGTCGCCGTGAACTGGGGGATGAGCAGCAGCGCGGGCAACGAACTCAAGCCCGGCATCTCAACCGCCATGGCGTGCGCAGTGAATGGCAGACCGTCCGGCAGCTCTGCGGAGTTATGGACGAGCACGCCGGCCGGCAAGGTGCCCTCGTTGTAACGGTGCGTGTTAGGCATGACACCTGAGCGTAGTAGTTCAGTCAGGTGTTGGGCCCGATTCCCGCCAATCGACCAACCAGCCACGCTCGCCTCAGAGTTACCGACGTCCGCAACCAGGCACCCCCGCCGGTTCAGACCCCGGCGCCGACCGTGCACCCGGCACCTCAAGGCGACCTCCGCGCCTACGCCCGCAGCCAGGTCGGCGACACCCAGTTCTCCTATCTCGACGCCCTGTGGGAGCACGAATCCGGCTGGGACCCGACGGCCGCCAACCCATCCTCCGGCGCCTATGGAATCCCCCAGGCGCTGCCCGGCTCGAAGATGTCCTCTGCCGGCGCAGACTGGCACTCGAATGCAGTAACGCAAATTCGGCGGGGAATTTCCTACACCCATTCTCGGTACGGCACACCATGCGCTGCTTGGAGCTTCTGGCAGGCGCACCACTGGTACTGAGAAACAAGGGGTAGCTTTGGCCACCGTCCGCATCCTGATATGCCGCGACTGCGAGTCGACCGAAACCCTGCCGCCGTACGAGGGCGACCCCCGCAACGACACCGTTCTGGAATACGCCGTCTCGCGTCACCAGTATCCCAACGGTGAGCGGCACCTGGGTCGCCTTTACGGTCCTGTCGACGCCGGCGCCTGGAACAACCCGGATGCCCAGAAGGAAATCCTCAAGCAGATCTGGCAGCGCGAGGGGCACACAGGAATGGAGCCCTGGGTCTACCACGCCGTGGACATGCTCAAGGAGGACGCCATGCAGTGCTGGCGCTCCCGCCAGCGCCCCGCAACGTGCAGCGATTTCCACAGCGACAAGAAGCTCCTCGTCCCGCCCACCGCCCGCGATCGAAAGTCCGAGGGCCTCGCCAAATGGGACAAGGCCAACCCCGGCGCGCAAAGGTATCTGTGTGACTACTGCCCCATTCGCAGCGTGGCGGAGCAGCAGGTCCGGTCGAAGCTGGGCCTTTACGAGTGAGAGAGTGGCATCTCCGGTTCAAGGCGAAGGTAGACATCGGTTCGGAGTTCGATGACTGCCACCTGTGGCGGGGCGCCACTGATTCCGATGGCTACGGGAAATTCCGCATGCCGAACGGTCAAGTCAAGGGTGCCCACATCGTCTCCTGGGAGACCGCCAACCAACGCTCTGTGCCCCCAGGTTGGCACGTCGACCATCTATGCCGTATCCGGCGCTGCTGCAATCCGGACCATTTGGAAGCTGTCGAGCACAGCGAGAACACCATGCGCGGCGAGGGGTTCACGGCAAAGAACGCAGCGAAGACGCACTGTCCCCACGGTCATGAATACACGCCGGAAAATACCCGCTGGCACCATAACTCTCGCGAGTGCATCGCCTGCATTCGCCAACGCGATCGGGAGCGCCGGCGAGCTCGGCGGGAACAAGAATCGGAGGCCATTCATGGCAACACAGGGGGCTGAACCCGACCTGCGGCTACCTGAGGACATTTACGTCCGGAAGGCCGCGCTTACCTATCTCGGCCGCGTCCACAGCACTCTGGAAGATCTTCTCGAACAGCTCACCGAGCGTCGCGGCCTTCCCCGATACATGCTCGGGAACCTGCGGAACGCCATCGCCGAGACTTCCTCCGCGCGCAGCATCATCGCCCGGATCGCGGACCACCACCAGCAGGAGGCGCCCAGTGAGTGACGTGACGTCCGAACCCCGCAAGGTCCGCACGGCCTTCCTGGTCCTTCAGAACGAGAATTTCGAATGGGAGGCCACGCCCTTCCACGAACTTCCTCTCGAAGTCGAACACCGCGCCACCATCGGCGAGATGAAGCACGGGGCCGCTGAGGTCGCATCCGACATCGAGGCCAGCAAGGTCGCCGCCATGGCCGCCCAGCTCGTGGTCCAGCAGCAGATGCAGATGGCCATGGCCGCCCGCAACCAGGCCACCGACCAGGCCATCCGCAGCCAGCTCCACCTGCCGAAGTGACCATCCCGCAGGCCCCTCCCGCCAACTCAACGGCCCGGGAGGGGCCTTCGCGTACCGCCCCAAACCCGCTGGAGGCGTCGTGCTGACAGTCGTGATGGTCCTCGAAGGCGTCCTGCGCATGGCGGGCAGCGAGGCCCACTACGAGACCGGATTCGCCCTCTACCAGGCCCTCGCGCCCAACTCCCGGCTCTACCTCCTCAGTCACGAATGGACCGAGGAGCAGATGGCCCCCTGGATGCGCCTGCGCAACCTCACCGGCCACCTCGCCTACCTCCACGCACCCATCCCCGGCCCAGAAGGCCGCCTCGACGCCCTCCGACGCATCCGCAGCTGGCGCGTCAGCCTCCTGATCGAGCCCGACCCCACCTGCGCGGCAGCCGAAATCGCGGACGGCTGGAACACCCTCCTGCACACCCACGCCCTCTACACGCGGCCCGAGTGGCGTCCCGACCACGCCGGCGCCCCGCGCCCCTGGAGCGAACTCACCGAGGAGATCGAGCGCCAACAGCTCATGCGCATCTCTGACCACCGCCTCACCGACGACGACCAGGAGCAGCAGGCATGAAGATGTTCTACGGCGGCGCTGAAATCCCCAGTCACCGCCAACTCCTTGGACGGCTCGAAATACCGCACGTCGCCCTCTCGTACATGGGACTCCGCCGGCGCACCAAGCGCACGGATGTATGGCTGGTTTCCGAGAATTTCTCAGCCGGGCAGGCGGTGCTGATCGACTCTGGGTGCCACACGTTGAACCGGGAGGGCGTCGAAGTTGCGCAGAGCGAGATCAGCGAGATCGCGGAACGCTACGACTCCTTCATCGCTCAGAACCTTGACGCCATTGAGGTGTATACCGAGTTCGACGCTCTTGCTATGGGAAGGGAATGGATCGAGGAGCGTCGATCCGCGCTGGACCCCGAGAAATCCATCGTCGTATGGCACGAGGAATGGGGGGTCGATGAACTCCGCAGAATGGCGGACAAGTACCCCTACATCGCGGTAGGGCAGGGAACGTGCGGGGACCGGGACATCGTGCCGATCCTGCGATCACTCTCCCGAAACCGGCGACTTCACGGCATGGGATTCAGCAGCCCGCCACTGATGCTCGCGGCCGACTGGCATTCCCTCACGAGCACCACGTGGTTGTCGGCGGCCCAGCACGGCGAGACCTTCGTGTGGGCCGGCCGAGAGTTGAAGCGCTATCCGAACCGCTACAAGGGCCAGGCGCGAAAACGGCACAGGACCCTTTTCGAGAGAATTGGCCTGGATCCGGCGCTGATCGAGCAGGACGACCCGACCGAGAATCTTCGACTCAGCCTGTGGTCGTGGCAGCAGCAGATCGCGTTCATTTCGCAGCGCCATGGCGAGGGAGTAGCTGCGAGCCCGGATGAGAGCAAATCGGGAAGTGCGGAAAGTACTGGGAGGGGAGTTGAGGTGACAACCTCAGAAACGGGGAACGAGGGGGTAACTTCACCCCCCGTTGGCCGGGCCAAGCGAGTGCTTCCCGGACTCGAAATGGAAGCGTTCACGCATCGGTACACAGACCCCGATGACGGTGAACGGAAGAGCCGGACGGAGTACCGCGCCACGGCGGTCGACCTCAACATCCGGACGTGTGACGCCTGCTTCCTCGCACGCAAATGCCCCGAGTACCGGCCCGGGGAATCCTGCGCCTACGAGATCCCGATCAAGGTCAGGACCAAGGAACAATATGTCGCGCTCCTGGACTCGCTCATCACCATGCAGGCAGCAAGAGTCTTCAGTATGCGCATGTCAGAGGAGGTTGAGGGCGGCTACGCCGACCCGAACTTGAGCCAGGAAATGGACCGGCTGGCGAAATACGTAAAGCTGAAATCTGAGATCGAAGAAGCCGGTTTCAGCCTGACGATGCGGGTCCAACAGAAGGGCGAGGCCCAGGTCGGGCTCCTCAGTCGACTCTTCGGAGAGAAGGCCGGGGGGGTCCCCGCCTTGAGCCCGGCGGGGACAGTGTCAGCAGAGGAAGCCCTCGGCCAGCTCGGAGTGGTGGACGCGGAGGTGGTGGAGTGAGGGAGCTACTCGCTCGACGGCCTCAAGCTCCGGACCTCCTGTGATCAGCGCAAAGGCCGAGGCGGAAAGAGACTTCCTACCGCCCCGGCCTTTGCGTGCTATTCGCTCCAGCTAGCCGGGTAGTTGCCAGCTGTCAGGAGCAGATCCTCGGCCGCGTACGGCTCCGGTTCGGCGGCTCCGTCGACGAGAACCAGCGGGTTCGGGCCATCGAAGTCGACCACCTCACCGAACAGGTCCGGGCCGTCCCCCACTTCGCAGACCACACGGTTGCCCTCGTAGAAGCGGCGGGGCCTGACGCGGTAGCCCGCGAGATTCATCAGCGCTCATCTCCCGCTTCGGCCTGCCGCCCCGGCCTCTGACCTCCATGCGAACGACCACCCTTCGCCGAGCGCCCCTGACGGCCGCCACCCCGTTCGACCCCCTCTCCGGCTGAGGCAAGGACACGCGCGTTCTCCGCTCGGACAATCCGGAGAGCCTTCCCGACCATCGACTCGTTGGTCGAGTTGGAGTTGATCATCCGAATGATCTGTTCCAGCAGCGCACGGTTTTGGGACTCCGTCTGCTGGAGAACGGCCAGCTGGTTCTCCAGGCCGTCAATCCTCCAGTCCATCCCGAGAAGGGCGAGCTTGCGGAACCGGTCCTTGTCTTCAGCCTCCTCAGCCGCTGCTTTCAGTGTTCCGAGGTCCAGGAGAATCTGCTCGTACCTTCGGCGCTCCCGCTCGTACCCCGTGATCCGGTTCTGGAGGCCCGTCCAGATGGGGTTGGGGGCATCCTCAGGCTCAGGCGCGTCCTCGATCTCCCACGTGGCGTCGCGCAGCAGGTCCGTGAGCCTGCTAACGGCTTCACCCTCCTCGCGCTCCTCCAGCGGCGCGCCATCGAGAGACGCTCCTTGGAGGGAAGTGCTGGCTTTCTGACGCATTGCGTTTCCTTCCTCGTGTCAAACGAAGCCCCCGCCCCAGAAAGAAGCGGGGCCTTGAAGTTCAGTTCAGGAGCTGCTGGCCGGCGCTGCGTTGTTCATGTCGTCCTCTCGTAGACACTCGCGATGTCCTTTCGGACGGTAAATCGCCGCCAACCCCCAAGCAGCGCCTGCCCCCTGTGCGGGTGACAGATCGCCAATCGCCTTGAAAAGTTGACAGCCCTGTGGTTACGGCGGGCCGAAGCCGCGCCATGAAACGACGAGAGCCCCTGCCTAAAGCAGAGGCCCTGGTCAACGGCTACCTCGCCAGGTGGACAACCGCCCCGAGCAGGGCGAGGCCGACCGCGTTGGCGGCTAACAAGGCGATGGTGACGGCGACCTCGACTTTGAGCGACATGGCGACCTCCTTGAATGCGAGCATGACGAAGGGCCCGGCGTAGGCCGAGCCCTGAAATGACGAAAGCCCCCGCCGAAGCGGGGGCTCGGGTTGTGGGTCTACTGGGGCTTGCGCCCCTTGAACAGCGCGTTGAGTTGTTCAACAGCGGCGGCTTTCTGGAAGTCATCAGCCTCCTCCAGCACGATGCCGGCGCGGCTGACGACCACCGAGGCACCGGTCCCGAACAGCTCCAGGAGCGCCGACATGTAGGCGCTGTCCCGAACAGTCCGATCAAGCTGAACTGCCAGGGTGCGGAGCGGCGTCGCCGGATCGAGGAAGAGGCGGCCGAGCGTCGGGTGATCCGTCGCGAAGAGTGCCAGCTCGTGGCGCTCACGGCCGGTGTCGTGGACGGTCCGCAGCCAGACGTCGCGGACATCCCAGATCCCGTGGCCGCTCTCAAGCGGAAGCGCCACCTGCGTCCAGCCGAACTCCGCGACCTCCTCATGCCGAAGCAGGGGCGTGAGCTTCGCGGAGAGCTCCTCGACAGTTCGCTGGGACACCCACGGCTGCGGCTCGATGCCGGTGATCGGGAGCTCGTGGAATGGCAGCGGCGTGGTAGGCATGGCTGCTCCTACTTGTCGTACTCGTAGTTGGTGAAGATGCAGTACAGGTCCGGGACGATGCCGCCGTGCCCGTCATCCTCGTACCAGTCGTAGCCGGCCTCGAACCCCTCGCCGATAGCACGGAGGAACGCACGGGCAAGGATGACGTCCGCGCGGTGCTCGAAGAAGTAGACCTTCTTCCAGTGCGGCGCGATCTTCGTCTTCCGGGCACCGTCGTCAACCGTGAAGCGGTCGTCGGGCCACGACTGGCCAGCCCACTCGGCCTCATTGGTTCGCAGGAGCATGAAGTCGTGCGCGTCCATCTCGACCATGAACTTCTTCATCGCGGGCCCCAGTTCAGCCTTCGAAAACTCTTCGGACGGCCCCTCTTCCAGCACGTTGTACTGCGGCTTTCGCTCCGTGCCAGCCATGGTCAGGAGGTAGACGGGCTGCGCCCACTTTTCCTCGATCGCCGCGCGGAAGTCGGGGGCGAAGGACCGGGCGGCGATCACCAACTGGGCCCCCTCACGCGGGCCGACCGCCTGCAAGAACAGGTCCACTTGCTCGGCACCGAGAGCGGTCGGACATACGACGAACGAGGACACGAAGGGCCGCTTGCTGATGCCGATGCGGTGCGGCATGTTACCCATGCCTTCCTCGACCGTCTCCAGGTCCACCCGGCGGTGAGGGTTAGGGGTCAGGCCGGCCGCCGCAGCCATGAGCGGCGCGTGCTCCTCCATGAAGCGTTGGGCGATGCGTACCAGCGCCTCACCCTCGGCGGGACTCAACGAATGCGTGGTCTCGTAGGGGAGGGGTTCGAAGCCGGTGTACGGCTCGTCGGGCATGGTGAATCCTCTCAGGGATAGTTGGGGCTGAGCCTAGGGCTTGAGTCCGACAGTCCAGAGCATGTCGGACTACCGGGCCAGGCCGCGCTCGATCTGCTCGGCGTTGAGGGCGTAGCGAGCGTGCGAAACCGGGTCCTCGATCACGGCGTTGATCCCGGGGATCTCCTTGACGTCAATGTCTCCCGTGCACACGTCGCAGGCGCACTCGTGCCCGACGCACTCGCGGCACAAGGGCTCGTCGCACAGGGCGTCGCCGAAGTTCGCGCCCCGGAACCAGCGCAACTTCGTGTAGTGCCGACGCTCGTAGGGGTGCCCGTGCGGCACCGGAAGCTCGAAGCACGGCTGCTTGCGAGTTTTGGCGGCGTCCTTGTCCCGCCACGTCGCCCAGCACGCTGTGCATCGCAGGAAGTCCCCGTGCTCCCGGAGCTTGTGCTTCGGCGGTGGAGGTGGCGCCGGCGGGCTCGTGCCGTGCCGGAGGCGGTAGTCCAAATCGCGGCGGTTCCACATGATTCTCTCCAGACATGACGAAGCCCCCGCTCCGAGATGAAGCGGGGGCCGGATCGACTCAGTACTTCCGCTCGCCTTCGGGGAGGGACATGGCGTACCGCAGGTCGTCCTCCGCGTCGCCCTCCGAGTCGAACATGCGTGTCGTCCCGTTTCCGGTGGTGTCGGTCCAGAACCAGCTGTGCGTCTCCGGACTGTACGTGACGGACCCGAGCCTGTGGGTGTACTCCGTGCCATCGGGGCGGAACAGGCGGTCGTATACCTGACGAGTGGACAAGGAATCCTCCAGAGGGGTTTGCAGCTCGCCGCGCAGCGCGGCCGGAACACGAGCCAGCAGGTTGCTGGCGACCCCTCCAGGGCTGATGACGGAGGTCCAGACGGAGAACCGTTCTCACGGAACCTCGTGTCGGTGCGGCAGCTAGGCCCATGGCCCGCACCTGGCCGCCATGGTACCGCTTCCCGGTCAGCACCCCGGCTGGGGCGAAGAGCAGAGGTGGGATAGATCGCGGATCCGCAGTCCCCCGCATGGCGGACCCCCGCTTCACTCCGAGGGAGGGCCTAACGAGCGCGGGCCGTCAGTACTCATCCTTCAACGAGGTGATGTACAGCGACGCATCGGCCTTAGAGAGATTAGCGACCCCCGCGCGGTCGGTGGGGCCCTGAAAGAAGCCTCCTCCCTCGCCGGTGCGCTCTCGCTGCGCGAGGAGCTCCATGATGTAGTCGACCTGCCTTTCGGTAGCGAACTCGGTACCTGCCGCCGCCCGCTCAGCCCGATCGGCCTTTCGCTTCTCAGCGAGCTCGACACCCAGCCCGTCGTACCGTCGGTCCGAAAGGTGCTGCGCCACCTTAGGGAGCGCGTCCCCAAGCAGCCCCTCCCCCTGGACGACGGCGAGAATGTCGACCACCGGCTGATATTGCGCGAACGAGGCGTCCACCACGAAGCAGACTTGCTCATCGGACAGAGGCGCCATGCCGGCCGCTGTGCAAGCGGCTTCGTAGTCCGCGCGGCTCAACGGCCCGGACTCCCCGACCGCCTCCTTCACGGCCGCCATCGCTGCCGTCTCACGCTGCGTACGCTCCCAGTCCTGGCCGCTCTTGCGCTTGTAGACCAGTCCCATCCACACGATGTGCTCGACCGAGTAGGAGCCGTGGTTGTACACACCCCCGCTCCCCTTCCCGCCGAAAAAGTCGACCTCCTCCTCCGGGCACGGGTCGAGGCTGATGGCCTGGCAGGCGGCCTCGTAACCAGCCCGCGACAGGCCATCGCGGCTAGCGGGCTCGCCCGCCGCGTCCTGAACTGCCTTCGCCGCACTAAGCGCAGCGGCCGTCAGCTGTCGCGCGCGCTCATAGCAGTCGTTCAGAACGGCTTGATCACCCAGGGCGGACTTCAGATCCTGCACGCTAGCGTACGCTTCGCCGCTGCCGCCGCCGTGGAAGAACTCCCGGGTGGCCACGTACTTGTACTCACTCGGCCGCCCTCCCCCAACCCGGGAGCCGCTCTGCATCCACGGGGACTCCGTGTGGGCCAGGAGGGCCACGAACACGGCCCGCCCATCGGCCAGGGTGGCAGCGTGAATGTTGATCCTGCCGTCCTCGCTCTGGTCCACCGCCTCGCCGAGGTTGACCCCCGCGAGGCGGGACGTGCGGATATGGACCGAACCATCCTCCGCCACCTCCCGGGAGACCTCCTGCTCCTCCAGCCTGAGGAGCGCGACGGTCATGCGGTGCGACGGCCTGTAGGTCCTACCCATGCTCGAACTTCCTTTCGTTTCATGATGATTGACATTGCCTTGGCTGGTCTAGCAGAGGGGTACGACAAAGGTCCCCGCTTCGGGTGAAACGGGGACCTGGAGGCAGCTCAGATGAGCCGGTCCGTGAACTCCACGATGATGCGCTGGATCTCCATCTCCGCAGCAATCGCGTCCGCGTCCGGCATCCAGTGCAGGTTGCCGTCACCGGCGTAGTCGCGGTACATGCCGGCCGCGTAGACATCAAGCTGGCCCGACTGCTCCAGCAGCTCCGCAAGCTGCTCAGCCTGCTCTAGGTTGCGCACTCCTGTCACGGGCCAGCGGACGATGGGGCCATCGTCAACGGTGACCCCTCGCAGCGCGCACTCCATGGACGCAATCCGGTCCTGGTGGTCCATCTCCAGTACCGGGTAGTACTGGTGCTGCGGAAAGCCGAGCAGGTCCGAGACTTTCCGGGGGGTGCTGATCTCCATCATGTGCTCCTTACTCAGGGTATGAGGTAGCCGCGCTGTGCGCGGATCAGTGGCCCGCATCGCGGACCTCATCCCCGAGAATTCGGGGCCAACCCCGGCAGACCGGGGAACAAGTCCCGGCGGCGACCGGGTCCCAACGAGCGCACCACGGCGCCGCCCGCTAGGCAGGATACCCGCCGAGAAACGCCGGGCCCCCGCTTCCTCGTGAGGCGGGGGCCCGGAGCAGGGTCCGACTACGTCACACGTCAGCCCATGCGAGAGGGCGGTTGTTGACGCTGACGATAGCGGTGTAGCGGTCACGCAGGTCCCGGGTGCGGCCCCGCTGCGCGAGCGCGGCGTCGGCGCACTTGGTGATCCAGGCGGTAACGTCCGGGTCGACGGCGCGGCCCGGTCGGTAAGCGGCGACGGGGATCGTGTCGGTCTTGACGTCGATGCGCCGTTCAGTGATCAGTGTGTGCTGGTGACCGAGAGGACTAGGGGTCGGCTCGTAGCGATGGACCATGACGTAGACGGGGGTACGAGAGTGGTCTACGCCAGCGGTGAGACTGCCGCCGCGTGTTCTCGCGGCGTGCTGGCCGTGGCCAGCACAGTAAGGGAGGGAGCGCTGCGCGGGGGTAAGGGAGCCGCGATCGGTCCAGGTAACGGTGTGGGTCGCCGACTGCTGGCAGAGGGCACAGCAAAGGGTTTCGGTGGGAGTAGGCACAAGAGCTCCTAGCTGGTATGACCGGCCCCAAGCCTAGCGACCGGGACCGGCCGTCGTGGTGGAGATAGGCGAAAGCCCCCGCCTCGGGAGGAAGCGGGGACTAGCGGCATTGCGGATCTCAGCAAGGAGGCGTTACTTGGCCCGCTGGTCCGCCCTGGGAGATGCCGCCGGTAGCGGGAACCGATTCAGGCTGCGCCTGGTTGCGGTTCCACCAGGCGATGCGCTTGGCCGCGATGCTGGCGTAGTAACGATGGGTGTTGCTGCTCCAACCGGATGCGGGCGGTGTGAGCTCCTGTTTGTTCATGGACTTCTTCGCACCACTTTCTCTGTTCAGCTCTTCACGGTCGCCAGGTACTCGTCATCCAGCTCGTAGAGAACGTTGCCCTCCGCGAACACGTAGATGGCGTCGGGCTGCCGGCTGTGCGCCTCGGTCTCGGCCTGCGCCGGGTTCAGTCGGCCCTCGACCTCCCAGACGGCGAAGAGGTCGCCCTTCCACACCCCGATGCGGTTCACTCCGTCGGTGATGCTCGCGGAGACCTTGATGTCCTCGGTGATGGTCAGCGCCCCGGAGTCCGGGTCCTGCTTCAACTTCGCGATGACGTTGGTCATACAGCATTTCCTCACTGGTTGGAGCGGCCAACGCCCCACACCGTAGCGGCGCAGGGCGTCGGAGGCCTGACGGTTGAGATTGTCACTGAGCGTGAGTGACAAAGTGGGGCATCTTAAACACGCTCACCGGCGGGAGACCGAACCGATGTCACTCACCGGAGTCGATGTCAGCTCGGGCAGTCGCCGCAGGGCCATCACATGTTCTGGGTGTTCCGCGCGGACTCGATGAACTGCTCGACCAGGGCTTCAAGAGGCTTTTCCAGCGCTTCCTCTTCGAGGTGACCCAGCGGCGTCTTGGACCCGAAGGCTACGGCAAGTACATCCCAGAGCGCCGAGAGGTACACATCTTCACGGTCCGCGTCCCCGGATTGCTCCTGTCCGGCGTTGCGGTCACGCCCTTCAATGATGCGCTGGGCAATCTTGATCAGCAGGTTCGGAGCGGGGAGAGTGCACACCTCGACGCCCGCCTCGGCTGCCGCCGCGAGCAACGCCTGATACCTACTGGCATCGCGCGTGAACGTCTCCGGCCCGAGATCCGCGATGAGGACGTCGAACTTACCGGCCCCGAGGTCTGCGAGGAGCTCAGCGCTCACCCTGTTAGCTGTTTCGCCCTCGTACTCCGCGACGATCTGCATCCGTCGTTCGGCGGCCCACCGCTCACAGGCCGCTCGCTGGGCGTCAAGCCCGTGCTCGCCTTGCTCGCCGCGCTGCCGTACGTACACCGCTGCTCGCTTCAGTTCCACTATCGGTTGTCCTCTCTGGGTCTTCGCCAGCAGCTTATGGCTACGGGCTGACAGGTGGGTGGGGAACGCCGAACCCCCTGGCCCAGTCTCGGCTCAGGGGGTTCGGGGGTGGCATCTGCGCTGGTCAGGCAGCTGCGAGAACGAAAGCCAAACCTTCTCCTGACCTCACGGTTGCCGAGGAATCGGTAGGACCATCCGAAGGTTCGGCTACGGCAGCGCTGGGGTCATAGACCGACCTCCTGACCACACCGGTAACCCGCAGCTTGGGGATCACTCGGGGCTGGAAGACAGGCTTCGCCCCGTCCTTGGGCAGCACGAGGAGCATCTCCTTCCAGGCCCCAGACTTGAACCAGAGGCTCTGATACCTCTTGAGATTTGCCGTGGACCCCCAGTGCTTGTCCATCGCCTCCCATGTCTCACCCGTGCGCAGGCGGTGCAGCATGCCGCAGAAGAGCTTGCGAGGGTCCGACCTGGAGCGCGCGATTTCCGGGAAACGGCGGCTCAGAATCTCCATGACCGCCGCCCAGTCCTCATCATTGGGCGCAGCTGGCACGAGGACCTCCTTCTCCACGTGCCAGGCCCGTACTGAGCACCTGATTCCGGAGCGCTTCTGGAAGCCGTGTGATTCGGGGTGGACTTGGATGTCGAGCATCTCGAAGATCTCCCCCTGAGTGCCCAGGCTAAGTGAGGCCAGCTTGCCACGGGCCTTCTCGATCAGCGTGATCAAGTCGCGTGCCTGGGCTTGGGCGGCTGCGTGCTCTTCCTGCCACTCCTCTGCCTCGGCGAGAGTCGCGCGGAGTACGGCCAGGTCCGTGTCAAGCTGGCTTGTCGCCTTCTTGGCTGCTTCCTCATCCAGCTTCAGGGTGGCGCACGTAATGATCGCGGTGGCGAGTGCGGACTCTTTCTCGTCCACCTGGTCCTTCAGCGAAGCCAGTCGCTCCTCGTGGTCGCTTTGAGCGCCAGGGAGGGACTCGATGTATTGCTCCGCGAGAGCTTGGAGGCGGGAGGGGTCGGTTAGGAAGTCGGCAAGTTCGTCCCAGACTGCGGCTTCGAGGGCGTCAGCGTCCAGGTAGGCGTCGCCGCACGGTGTTTCCCGGTGGTTTCCGTTGCATCGGTACATTCGGTGGTCCTCGACACCGCTTCCGACGTAGACCTCGCCGCAGGATCCGTTGATCCGGCGGCTGAGCGGGTATTTGGCGTCGGGGCTGTGGAACCTGGCCCTGTCTTTGATGATCTTCGCCAGCGCTGCTGCCCGCTCCTCGCTGAGGATTCGGGGGAGCTCGATGGCTACGGTGTCCCCGTAGAGTGGGAGGCCGTCCTCGTCGAGCTTTGTCCTGGTTCCAGGGCCGGTCTTTCGGAAGTACGCCTTGCCTTCCAGGATGGCCGTGTGGCCGAGAATCTGGCGGACCATGTTGCCGGTCCAGGGTTTGCCGAAGCGCCTGCGCATCTTCTTTTCGTTGAGTAGACGGGCCACGTCTTCCCAGTTGTGCTTCTCGTCGACGGCAACGTGGACGGCGTACTCGATTACGCTGACTTCGTCCTCGCACAGGACGACGACAGCTTCTTTGCCCTTACCCTCGATCGCGTACCCGTAGGGGACGAGCCCGCTTGGCCAGCCGCCGGCCGCCAGTTTGTTCTCCCGGCCGTCCATAGTCCGGCTGAGGATGAGCCCGTGCTCGATCTCGGCCAGCCAGGCGAAGAGGCTGATCTGAAGCTGACCGGTCTCGGTGTCGGAGTCGAGGCCCTGGCTCACCGCGACGAAACGGATCTTCTCGTCGAGGAGGTTCCAGACCCAGCGCTGGATGTCTCGCATGGTTCGCCCGACGCGGTCCAGCTTGTGGGCGATGACCATGTCGATCTTCCGGTCCTTCACGTCCCGGTTGAGACGGTCGAAGTGGGGTCGGGAGCTCTTCTTTCCGGAGACACCGGCGTCCTTGTAGACATCGACGATCACGAAGTTCCCACGGAGCATGGCGTTGAGCCAGGCTATGCAGCCGTCCTCTTGGACCTTCAGGCCGTACCCCTTGACCTGCTCACGGGTGGAAACCCGGACGTATATGGCCACACGGACCGGTCCGCTTGCCTTCCGAGACCTTGGCAAGGTTCCATTGCGCATGTCAGTCCCCTAACGACTGGCGAGACCCCCGGGACGGGAGCCGGCCAAGCGTCGCCCCGGGGGTCATCTGTACGTTCTGCGGCCTGGTCACAACCACGCGCCCAGCAAGGGCACTTGAGTGTTACTCAGGTGATCGCTTCATCGTACGCCTCTCCACCGGTCGCGAAGAGGATCTCTAGCAGTCGCCGGTGCCTGGGGGTCGACGGTTCATCTACGACGGTCCAGATCATCTCGACGTCACGTCGGTCAGGCCGAGGTGACTCTCCATCGGCACGGGGTGTGTCAGGTGGGCGCGATGCTTGCGTGAAGGAACCGGCTGCTGCCTGGTCAGCTATGTTTCCCATAGCGCCCAAACTAGACATACCGCCACAAGCAATGACAGATCAGATAATTCATACCGCCCGAACGGTCCATCGGCGGAATTCCTACACCTTAAACACGCCCACCCAGACGGTGACTTTGGGGTCCCTTGCTGCAACAGCTCGCAATCAGCGAGCTAGTGCAGGTGTGCGCAAGAGCCCCGGCTGGTGAGCGGCTACCAGCTGGGGCTCTCGTGCTTCAGGCAGCTTCTGCGGCTGCCGGCTCTTGGATCGGTTCCACCTTTTCCCAGTGGCGACTTTTATTGCCGTGCACCAGGAGAGACTGCGCGGAGATAAACGCGTAGCCGCCAGCGTCCACGCAGGACTTGTGCTCCGTACAGGGAAACCGAAGGTCGACAGCGTCCGGGTTTCCCCAGGCGATGTACGGTGCGTCGACTCCGTGGGTGCCCTGAGCGTGCCCCTGCCTGTTGGCCACATCGACCCAATACGGCTCCGGCGCGCCCTTCCGATGTTCCTCGGGGCAGACGACCTGGGGGACGTCCTTCTTCTTGTGGCCCACCACAGGGCTCTTCTTGCCCAGCTTCGGCTTTCCGCCGGCTGGTGGCGCGAAGCCCTTGAGGTGGTTGTCCAGTCCGCGCTCCGTCGAGTAGCCGAAGCCGACTTCCTCGCACTCCGCGTGCTCCGTGCACGGGAACGGCAGCGGTCTGCCGTCCGGAAGCGTCCAGAGGATCTGCGCGGCAGGCTTGTTGTGCCTGCGCGCGTGATCGTTTCGGCGCGCGTATTCGACCTTCGCTTCCGGATCACAGTCCCGGCAGAGGATGTGGAGGCGGCCCGAGTCCGCCGGCGCATCTTCAGTCGGGGCCGCGAGCTCTTCGAGCGGGAGGGTCGGCTGCGGCTCGGGCGGCCTAGCGGCCACGGCGGCAGTAGGCGACTTCATCGCCTCCCGAATGACCAGAGGCACCGGGCCAGCAGGATTGAGGATCTCAGGCTCATCCTCTTCGTCTTCGAGGAGGCCCATGATCAACCCGATGACGAACCCCTCGTGCGGCTCACAAAGATCAACGGACTTATGCGGTCCGCCGTTGTGCGAGAACGTGTGGTGGGACGTGGCAGGGTACCTCGGGTTGCCCTGGGTGCGGCAGAACTTGCACGTGGGGATCATGTACCGACTCAAGAGGCGACCTTAGTCACGGGGAGCTGGTGGACCGTTGCCACCGAGCGGCCCTTGGTCAGGCTCTTGATCCAGATCTTGTTCAGTGCGGCCGTGGCGTCCTCGTCGCCGGCCAGCACGTGGAACTCCTCGCGGTATCCCTCGGGGTGGCGGTAGATGAGGTTGCTGATGCGCCGCCCGAACAGGTCCCACTTCTGGTCGCGGAAGGTCCCGCAGCGCACGCACTCTTGGGTGACCAGCCAGCCGCGCCCTTCCTCTTTGGGCAGGTTCACGGCGGTGGCGCTGTCGTCGGGGAACCAGTGTCGCCTCTCTCGGCGGCAGGAGGCGAAGGCGGGGTTGTTGCGTGCGAAGGCGCGAGCGGCCCTCTCGGATGCAGACAGGGATGACACAGGTCTCGTTCCCCCTAGCTGGAAGATCGTTGCTGCGAGGACCATACATCCCAAACTGGTCTGAAAGGTCAAAAAACGATAACCAACTTAGGGTCTGTCTCGATTCACCCGATTGGCTCAGAGATGACGAGCCTACTGCGAGCCTCGGACGCTGCACACCCCCTTTCACCTGCGGTAACGACTGCTCACTACTTGAAGCCACAGTGTGTCCATGCCAATAAGGCGCGTCCATGCCATGCTCGCCTCCCTGCTTCAGAGCAGGGCCGTTCGACGTACCGAGCAGTAGGGATGCCCGAAGGCGCGCCACGCGCTCGGCTACCATGCCTGGAACCGACGGACCCGGATCGGAGAAGCTCATGGCGATTGCCTTGATTGACGACCTGAACGGCAAGCTCGGCGCCGAACGAGTTGAGTTCCCACTCGCCGGCAGGCTCTACGAAATCGATCTGGATCCTGAGAACAAGGTAGGGCTGGAACGGCTCCTGGAGGCGCTAGAGCCTTTCCTGCAAGCCGCCAGGGATATCACACCTGCCGCCGGAATTACGCACCAGACCACGCAGGTGGACGCGAAAACTATTCGCAGGTGGGCCCGGGACAAAGGGATTCAGGTACCCAAGTACGGCAGAGTTCCGTCGGAGGTATCCCGACAGTTCGAGGATGAGTTCCTGAGCGGTGAACTACCCGACGACCAGAGTGATCAGCAACAGATCACTCAGCAGGACCGCGACACCGCGCGGCTGTACTACAAGACCCTTTCGGACACTGCCTTCGAGAACTTGGTCCTGGCAACGAAGAACGGCGGACAGTTCCCCCCTGACCCGTCGCCCGGCACAGAGGCGAGCCTCAGGAGTCTGCGGCGCAAGGGCCTCGCCGAGGGGCGCGAGATCACCGGAGTTGGCTTGGCCGCCCTGGAGCTCCGCGACAAGTACAAGCCTTCGGCCCCGCCAGCTATCTGACCAGCGGGGCCCTCAGGCCACTCAGCCAGCAGCCTGCTCAACCAGTTCCAGGTAGGCGTAGCCGACCCCCGTGATGCGCTGCCGGTCCTCGCTACCGAGCTCCCGGGCCGAGAGCCCCTTGATAATCCCGGGAGCCGCCGAGCCCTTCCGCACGAACACACCCCCGTTGTCGCGGGCGGCCCGCAGGTGCCCGATCCCAGCCTCGGAAGCCGGGTTGCTGCTGAAAACCTGTGCAGCCTTGATCCGGTCGTCCTCCGTGATCTCCACGGTCGCAGGCCGCGCAGCGCCGTCCTCGGGCTGGGCCGTGGGCGCCCCAGGGTCCTCCTCGTCCTGGCCGGCCTCCAGCGCCGCGTCCGAGTAGAGGGGCATCTTCTTGAGATTCTCCAGGAGTGACCTATCGCCGAGCTGGTCAGCCTCGAACGCCTCCACAATCGGAGCAGGAACGCGGCCACGGCCTTCAACGGAGAGACCCTCGGCCTTCGCCCAGGCGCGCACGACCTTGGCGTGACCGTTCCGCGCCGGCGCCGACGATCGAGGAGTTCGCTGCGACGATGCGCCCCGCTTTGTGGTCCTGCGCCCCTTCTCAACGTAGGGGGTGAACAGGGCGCGCAGCTTTTCCGCGTTCCCTGATTTCAGGTCGATCTCGTAGGCCACGCCGTCGAGGGCGAATGTTACGGTCTCGTCTGCCGTTCCGCCGTCGAGGTCGTCCTCAAGAATGACCTGCACACGCTGAGCCATTGAATTTTCTCCCGTTTAATGAGTGTCTGATTATGGGAAAAGCCCCTGCGCTCGGCTCGAACGCAGGGGCTTCGGGGTCGGGTGCTACTAGTCGGCCTGGCGCCGCTTGATGGCGTCGCGCTCCTCGTCCGTCAGCTCCACCCCGAAGCGCTCCCGACCGGCTAGCCAGCCCTCGTAGATAGCGCAGATCGTAGACTCAACGTCCTCCGGCTGGATGGTGAACTCGGTGTCGCTGTAGACGATCGTGTAGATCAGAACGTCCCCCTGCCCGGTGATGTGTTCGAACCGCCACCCGGAGATCGCTCCCCAGCGCTGCAAGTTGGATAGCAGCTCCAGGAAGATCGGGTCGTGGTCGATCATCTCGGGCTTCCGACGGTTCTCCTTGGGACCTCGGCGCCGGTGCTCCTTCTGCTCGGCGTTGCCGACCTGGAGACGAGCGAACAGGTCGTCGTCCTGGGCGATGCGCACCACAAGCTTGTGGACGATGCTGCGGATCCCCTTGGGAGTCCAGGCGTGGGCCAAGATCTCGGTAAGCGCCGCGACGGCCGCTCGCGGCGTTCCGGGCTGAGCGAGCGAGTCGGTGACCACGCAGTCGAAGATCTCGAAGAAGTCAAAGACGATCGCCTTGTCCTCATCCTCTTCCTCGTCCGGGTCGTAGCGCAGGACGCCAAGGTCGGCGACCATGCTGTAGCTCGCGGCCAGGTTGAGATCGATTTCCTGGGAGGCCAGGTAGTGGAACAGCAGTTCCTCAACGTGGTCGGCCACACTCGGGGCGGCAGTCACTTACGTGTTCTCCTATGAAGCGGGTCGTGGCGTTGCGGAGCGCGCGCCAGAAGAGGGGCCTTCGTGCTCACTGTCCACTGGTCCCGTACTTGATGTTGAACTTGGCTACGGTCTCGTCACCGAGCTCGGTTAGGCCCTCAATGCGCCATGCACCCTCGCGGTTGTTGTCACCGTCCTCCAGCCAGGTCACGATGATCAGCCCCCGGTCTTCCAACGCGCGGACATCGTTGACCTTCCAGGAACGCTGCTGGAACCGGCCGACAGGGGTGCGAGAGTCGGCGATGGCGTTGAGTTTCGCCGCCTGCGTGTCGCGCAGCTGGCGCTCTTCACCATCCTTGTCCCGGTAGAAGACCTTCGGTGTTTCTGTCCATCGGCTCATGGCCACATTCTGCTCGGCCCGCGCCGGCAGCGGCGCGCCGCCTGGTACTCGGTGCGCCGCCGGACTCGTCAGGCTCGGCTTAGCCCTTGCAATCGGGGCACTCCACATACTCGTCGATGGAGACGCGGTCGGGCTCGATCGAGCTGCCGTCGTAGCCCTCGGTGTGCTTGCGGCCCTTGGGGCATTCGTAGGTGACCTCGGCGAACTTCGGGGTCATGGTCTGTACCATCAACCCTCCTTCACGGGCCACGTGCCGTCGTGGGAGCGGCGCGCGAGCACGTTGCCCATGTGGGCGTCGAACTCGGCGGCCGAGTAGTCGCCCCAGCCCATCCGCTGGCCGATGTGGCGCCGGGCGACTTCCTCGGTGGCGAGAGAGATCGCCTCGCCGTTGGAGCCCTTGAGCATGCGGCCCATGACCTCCTCAATCTGCCGAACGCGGCGCAGGAGCTCGCGCCAGTTCTCGTCCGTGATCGTGGACATCCGGACGTGGCCGGCGTACCACGCATCGGTAAGTGGGTACTCAGTGTTGGCCTCAGGGGTGATGTCGATGGTGGCGCGTGTGTTGTTGAGAGTCATGCTGGTCCTTCCGTAGCGGGATGGTCCGAGTTTGCCAGGCGGGTCTGACGCTGGGAGGCCGGTTGCGTTTTTGGCCTGGCGGCGTTAAACACGTCCTTGGTTCTCGCTCTTAGACGCGGATGCTCTTGGTCTCGGCCTCGGTAAGGACGAAGGCCGACATGGTGATGCTGCCGCCGACGTAGTGCTTGTAGAGCCGGTGGCAGCCATCGATCAGGAGGAGTTGCTTCTCGTGGGTGGCGATGATGACGGGCTCTTCCAGATCGGTCGTGATGGCGTACGCGCGGTTGAACGTGCGCTGGTCCGGGCCAAGCGGGAGGACTCGGTAGTCCGGCTCGGCGTCGGGCAGCAGGCTCTTGGTGTGGTAGGCCGCCGCCCACTCCGCCACGAGCTGCACAACCGTCTCGCGCGGCTTGCGGACGATAATCTGCCGGGCCTTGTCGACATCGAAACACAGGGCACCGAACTGGAAGAACTCGCCAGCTGGCTTGGGGGTCTTGTGGTACGCCATGGGGCTATTCCTAAGGCTGAAGTTTTGGTGTTGTCCTTGACCTCCGGACACGCCGGCGCCCGGCCCCCTCGTAGGGCTCCGAGCGCCGTGGAATCACGTCAGGTCACAGCTGCTTCTGGATGCGGCGCAGCTCGTCACGCTCGTGCGAGGTCAGCGAGCCGGCCATCCACATGAGCAGGACGCGGAGCTTGTCGAGACCCTTGACGATCTCTATGGCCTCCTCGCGGCTGCGGGACTCCTGGCCGTACGCGAAGACCTGCCACTCGAAGCGGCCGGCGTAGTAGATCTCCCACAGCGGCTTCACGGCGGGGCCGACCGAGACCGGTGTGTAGATGTCGCCGAACGGGTTCTTCGAGTGGAAGTTGAGCCGCTCCAGGAGCCGGAAGCGGCTCGGCAGCGACTGAAGCCGGGCGTCCGCGACGCTGGGGAACATCTCCTTGCCCCGGATGTCGGTGAAGGGGCCTCGGAAGCCGCCGGGGACATCCCCCTCGCCGATAACACCCTGCAAGCGGACAGCCTTGCGCTCGCCGAGCCACGCCGCCTGCCGGGCACGCGCCTCGGCCTCCTCCTGGCCTTCGCCGTCGGCGACGATGATGACCTGCTTGGGGCGCCGCTCGGGGAACGTCTCGTCGATCAACCCCTCCCGCGTGCCGGTCGGGTAGTCGAGCAGGAAACTGTAACTGCGCACGATTCCTCCTAGGAGCACAAAAGGGCAGCCAAGTGGCTGCCCTTGCTTGTGAGTTGTGCTGTTACTGCGGCGGGTTTAGCTTGCCCGCTCGGGCCGACCTACGACGCCCGTCGCGGCTGGCGCGCCACCGCAGCGCCTCTTCCTCGGTCGCGTCACACACCCTGGTCGGCGTGTACCGGTACGACTGCGGGTCGGTGGTTCCTTGACCGCGCTCGGCGGCTTCCGCGCCGAGGGAGAACGCCTGAAGGTACTGCTCGCGGCGGCTCAGACCGTCATCGACCTCCACCACCACCTCGACAACGCCCTGCACGGCCACGTACACCTTCTGGTACGCCATCAGAGCTCGACCTGCCCCTGGACGGCGCGCTGGTAGGTCGTGCCTTCGAGTGTGATCTCCCGGTTGGCCTTCCAATATGGCTGCCAGATCACGGCGTGGGTAGCGGTGACCTTGGTCAGCAGTCCCGGTGTCCCGTCCGTCAGGCACCAGGCGGTGACTTCGGTGCCGATCCACGCCTTCAGGTCGTCCGGGGTCGGCGACTTGAAGTAGTCGTAGTTCCCCTTACGCATGGGCGCGTTGCCCGGTTCGGTGGGCTGCGATTCGAGGCCGGCAGCCAGCGACCGAATGGCCTTGCGGTGGCCGGCCTCCAACTCCGTGGCCTTCGCGGTGTAGAAGGTGTCGTCCGCCTCGTAGCGCGAGATCTGACGCTTGGCGACCTTCCCGTCCTTCGCTATGACCAGCATCGCGACCCCGGTGGGCGCCTGCGGAGTACGGGACTCAACAACGAGCCCCACCACCCGCCCGCCCACTTCGTCATAGGTCGCGATCCACTTTCCGGTCTTGGTCGGGTGAACGCCCCGCGTCTTGATCGGCCGCGTGCCTATCGTCTTCCAGTCCTCGATCCTTGCCGCCAGCGCCTTGTCGCTGCGCATCATGCGTCTCCGTCCTCGTTCTCAACCTGTCGTTCCATGTAGTAGTGGGCCTGGACGTGAAGGAGTTGGGCGATCTGTTTGCGGGTGCTCTCAGGGACGCTCTTGCCGCACTTGGTACAGCGGATGTCGACGTCCTCCGAGTCCTCAGCGTTGGCGACGGAGTAGATCTCCGGGAACAGCTGGTCGGTGATCTTCCAGCGTGAGGTTGTCGTCAGCTCGATTCCACCAGGACAGTCGGGTTGTTTGCACTTCAGCTGTGTCATGGTCAGTTCTCCTCATCGGTCAGATCGATTTCGGTGGTGGTCTCAGGCGAGCGCAGCGGGTGACCCACGAAGATGCCCTCGGCGGTGAACCGCAGGTTGGCGCCCCACTCCATCGCCGTGATCTTCTCCTCGTCCCACCCCTGGCGCTCCATGAAGGACTTGCTGGCGCTGTCAATCGCGGCCTCCTGCGCCTTGTCGGTGGTGTTGGCGGCCACAGTGACGCAGAACAGGTGGTTCGGGGTGTCGTCCGCATCGGCTTTTACGATCACCGTGAAGACACGCGGGTTCTCGATCTCGTCCACCAGGCCGTCGATGAGTTGGCTGATCTCGGACTCAAATTCCGCAGTGACCTTGTCGAACTCGTCCTGCTCGGAGGGGATCACGTAGCCGTCCTCGTCCTCGCACAGCGCATGTCCGGCGTCACGCTCGGCGATGGCGTCCTTCACCTGTTGCAGGACGGTCTTGGGTGCGTTCTCAGTCATGTCTCTCCTCAAATTCGGTTCCGGCGACCCGGGACGCGGTGAAGAATTCCTTCGTTGACCTGTACGTCGGTGAACCCGTGCAAGAATCCACCAGTCAAATTGCTCCGCGCAGGGCCGCTTGCTTTTACCTGGACATAGACCATCCCGCCGGTGATCGCATCCACGATCCCCCGCCGGATTGTCGGCGTCGGCAGCGGGCGCATTCCGCCCTCTTCCATGGAGTCGACGAACTGAACTCGACTCCCCACCCGCAGCTGGTTGAGCTTCAGCGGGCTACTTGTCCTCGTTGCCAAGACGCGGATCCTCCCATAGGACAGGAGCGGGCGCCCCGAAGTGGAGGGCGCCCGCTCAGTGAACCACCCAGAAATTCGCCCCACAGCCGACCGTCCGGGTGCCCCGCCCGGACATTTTTTGATCAGCCCCGGCGGGGCGCCTTCTGCTCCAGGGCCTCGATCCAGCGCCTCAGGTGCTCCTCCGCGCGCTCCGGGCTGGGCATGTCGCCATAGCCGAGCACGTCGTACCCGGCAGCGGCGAGTACCGAGGCGAGCATGCTCAGCGCCGTTTCGTACGCGGCCTCGGTCTTGATCACTCGCTTCTGCTGGTTCGGGTTCTTGCCCTCGGGTACGCGGTCGATGGCGCTGTCCCGGTCGTGCAGCCGCGATCGGGCCACTCCGTAGGCAGCTGTGACCGTCGGGTGACTCTCACCCAGCGGGCCGAGCAGGTACAGGCGCACGATGTCCGCCAGCACCTGCTGCGGGTTTTCCCTCGGCGGCGTTCCCTCCGTCTCGAACACGGTGCCCCAGTACTTCTGGTCGACGGTGTCGTAGAAGACGGTGCCGATCGTGCGGTCGCCGCCAGAGGTGTTGTGCTCTACGAAGCCGACACGCCGGGAGCGCCGGTCCGGCTTCGAGACCAGGGTGAAGTGCTCGAACCCTAGCTGGTGCTTGTGGTCCGTGTTCGACGAGGTGATCTGCCTGGAGATCGTGCTCTCGTCGGCGGGAACCCAGGTACCTTCGAGGTGGCGCAGCAGCAACTTGTTCTCGGTCCTGATGCTGCCGATGGAGAGCCCCTCGGGGTCGAAGAACTCGGCGTGGTACACCGGCTGGTCGACGGCTTCGGGCTCGATCAGTCCGGGCTCCGGCGGTGTTGTGGAATCCACGTTCCCCTCCTGAAATACGAAAGGCCCGCCCGGATTTGGGCGAGCCGTGTTGTGGTGCAGTCCCTGCGCGCCCCGCGCCGGATTCGAACCGGCTGCCTCCGCCTGACGGGGCTGCCCCTCCTACCAGCGGTTCTTGTCGAAGTAGTAGAAGGCTCCGGGCACGGGCCCTTCGATGCACACCTCGTTCTCCCCGAGGACGTGCGTGTCGAAGAAGTGCTCCTTGTTGCTGACGAATTCGACGGGGAAGCCCGGCCAGTTCTCCTCGATGTGCTGGTCCACCAGCTCGTCTACGTCGGTGCCAGTCTGACCTTGGTAGGACTCAACCACCTTGGTCAGCCTGGAGATCGTCCAGTTGTTCTCGACCTCACCAAGTGCCCACAGCGCGGCTCCCAGCCTGGCGGCGTCCCTGTCGATCTTCGAGTGGGTGTACAGGTTGGCCACCATGGCCGCCTGGCATCCCCCGTCCAGGAGGGCTTCGAACGGCCGCCAGTCGTGGGCTTCGGCGGTCTCATACGCTTCCGTCCACGCCTCGGAGCCCAGCCACAGTTCGGGATCGTCCGACACCGGCACGTTGTGCAGGGTGTCGAGTTGCCCGGGGGTGAAGCCCTCCGGCCAACGTTCACCCGCGTACTCGATCGCCTTGAAGAGCTTCTCCTCGTCCTGGTCGTAGATCTCCGACTCGTACAGGTTGAGGAGCCTCAGCGCGAGGTCGCGTACCTCGGCGGTGTTGCCGCCCTCGCGAACGTCCGTCTCGTCCCAGTAGTGGAGGTCCGCGTGCATCCACGCGTCCTCCCACTCGATCTGCCGGCGCTGCACAGCACTTCCCCCCTACTGGTGGTGGTGGCGGCGGCGCTTGGCCGCGAGCACGAGTGCCATGTCACCCGGCGTGCCGCAGGCGAACGCCTGAGGCTGCAAGCCCTGGGGGTCCTCCTCGCGGTCGAATAGGCCGGCTTCCCAGAAGGCAACGCCGTCGGCCTTCATCCAGAACCGCTCCCGCTCCGGGAATCGGCACGGTCCGAGGCACGAGCAGACCGGCTCGATCCGGATGATCTGGAAGAAGTTCCGGTTCGTGTCGTGTCGCCCGGCGATGGTCATCGTCGCCTCGGCCCACAGGTCGTAGAACGTATTCGTGTACGGGTCGTCGTTGTTCTCGTAAGCGTGCCGGTCGACCATGAGCTGCATCTCCTCGACCTGGGGGGCGCCGAGTTCGACGTTGCCAAGCCTCGGGCGCCACGTCACCTTGCACACGACCGCGAGCATCATGTCGTCCATCAGTTCCCTTCCTTCACACTGGTGTTGGACTGCGGAATCTCCGGCTCGTACTTCTCCACGAAGACCGGCGAGCTTGTACGCGTCTGGTCAACCAGGACGCCGTTCTCGTCGCGCCACGAGATGGCACCGCGCGGCAACAGCTCCACCTTGACCAACCGCGAAACCTTCTTCGGCTTCCGGCCGGACGTCGCCCGGCCGCCCAGCCAGATCAATCCGGACTCGCCGGCGAGCTGAACCGCCTCGCTACTCTTCATCGCCTTCACGTCAGTTCTCCTGGCTGGGGTAGATCCGGTTCTGGTAGATGAGTGCGGACAGCGGTCCAAACAGAGCAGCCGCCTGCGTCGCGTCGTAGAGGAGCGGGTTGTCCTTGCGCGACCACCCATAGAGGTCGAGCACTTGGCCGCCCGCGCTGTACACCGTGAGCAGTCGCTCAACCGGCGTCCAGGTCGAGAACCACCCCGTGCTGTGGTAGTGGAAGGCGATCTGCTTCGGGTTGTCCCGGAACTCGGGGTTCACCTCCTCCGTCGGGGACCACGTGCTCCGGGTGTCCCACCACACCTCGTTCTCCCGGACCCGCTCGGCCAGCTCACGCCGGTAGGCGTCGGCGCGCATCTCACCCACCGGGCTGATCCGCCAGAGCGGGTTCGAGTTCACGTACGCATCGCCGGGGATCGGTTCGGCGAGCTGGATGACGCCTCGCTTCTGCCACCCCCACATGGCGTCGTAGACGGCCAGGCGGCGCTGCTTGCCCCCGGTGCCGGTGCGCCTGACGATCTCGTCGTGCCGGGTCGGCTCCGCGCTGGAGTCGAGCACAAGGAGCACTGCCATGAACAGCTTGGATTGTTCCTCGGTAAACGGGTTGATCAAGGTCAAGTTGCGTCCCTCCCTACTCACTGACGGCCATCGTCAGGCGCACCCACGTACGCGAAAGGCGCCCACTCAGGGCGCCCTTTTCGGCCTCGGTCAGTTGTCGAACTTCTCGATCGCGACCTTCCCGCTGGCCCCGTTCAGCAGCACCCTGTAACGCTGCTCGAAGTTCATGAACTGCGCGACCTCCATCGACCGCGCCGAGTCCACCGCCACCCATCCCTCGATCGGCATGGCGTGCTGCTTCTCCAGCGTCCGGTACCAAATCCGGCCAGCTGCCTCCAGCACCCGCGCTCGCGCCTCCTCGCGCTGCGGACCGGTGTGGCAGAACTCGTCGTTGGCCGGCGGCGGGAAGTCGGCCACGCTGATCCACAGCTTGATCGCGGTGGGGTTCGCCACGCAGTCGGCGTCGACTACGATCCGGCCGCGCAGTGAACTCAGGCTCCCGGTGATGCCGCACCGCTGGCACTTGAACTCAGCCTCACGGGCGTCGAGTTTGGTGAGTCGCTTGAGCAGATGGCCCTGCCACTCCGACGGCTCCGGGTATCCGATGTACCTGGCCATCAGTTCTCCTCACCCACGAAGTTGCCGCCGCCGGTCGCGAGGTCCACGAATTCCTGGACCTCCGCGTAGGTCGGCGGGGTGAAGGGCTTGCCCTTCGGCTCCGCGACCTTGGGCGCCTGGATGACCAGGCCCACCACCTGTGCCAGCTCCTCGACCAGAAGCGCCAGGGCGCGCTCATGCGTCCCGAGGTACTTGCCGTTGCCAGTGAACGCTCCGCCGATCCTGGCCACCACGTAGGGGTCAGTGAATCCCTCGTGGAATCCGAGAACCACCTTCGATCCGTCCGGCAGCGGAACGCCTCCGACGATCTCCCGCTGCGCGTACGTCTCGGGTCCGAGCGGAACGAGCCGCGCCTTGAGCGCCGGCCGGCGCAGGTAGCCCTCACCGCACGGCTTGCACACCGCCTCGGCATACTCCTGCCGTTTCTCGTTCTCCAACTGGCTGTAGACCAGCATGTGCGTGGCGGCCCGCTCGCACGGGTCCCACGGATCGCCCGAGAGCGTCGAGCACCTCGGCGGAATGATCTCCGTCATTTTCCCCTCCTTGAATTCTGGCGCAAGCTTTCGCACCGCTTTAGCTACTCGCCATCCGCCGGTCGAAGCTGGTCGAGCCGGAGTCGCACTACCTTCCCGCTCTCCGGGGACACCAGGACGTGGCCCGTCATCCACGAGCCATCGGTGCCGCGATCGTCGTGCTCGATCTCCTGCACGGTGACGACCTGGCCCTCGTACTTGCAGCCCTTGATCGGCACGAACCGACTGCCGACCTCAGCGGCCTGGCCGGTCCACATGTCGGCCGCCAGATCGCGCAGCTGTCCCGCCTTGCGCGGGATCAAGAACGGGCTGGGGTAGGTCTTGGCCAGACCGGGAAGGTCGGCCTGTGGCCAGTCGGACTTGGCCAGCTCCTCGCCGTCCTGGTCCACCAGCACGACGTCGTACGCGTCCAGTTCACCAGCTTCGAGCGCTGTTGCGGTGCCGTCCCCGAACTCGTATCGCGAGTCACGCCAGTTGACCCGGCGTACCTGAATCAGCGGGAACATACTTCCCCTTTCTGTCGACTACTGCGCACCCGGCGCGGGATTCGAACCCGCCCGCAGGCATGGGTGTCCCCATGTCGCGTTCCGAATTTGCCGGGCTTCCTGTTACGCGTTGAACTCGTCCACCGGCTCGTGCCCGTCAAGACCGTTGATCGGGCAGTCGCCCCCGCTCGCCGCGTTCTGCCAGCGCGGGTGCTCGTTCGTGAAGACCATCCCCATGTCGCAGTGCACGCACTCGGTCTCGTCGCCGATCTCCGGGCACCGCTTGATCGAGCGCTCGATCTCGTACCAGCCCTCGGGCAGCAGTGCAGCCACCTCGACCTCGTTCCGCCGGTCACCCTTGAAGTAGCCGTGGTTATAGCTGGTCTCGGTGCCGTACTGCCGATCGTGCGAGTCGTACCGGTCGGTGCACACCCCGCCGGCCTCGGTCTCCGGGCAGAAGGTCTTGCCGTAGATCAGCTCGACGTACCAGTCCGCCTCGGCCGGCTCACATTTCTCGTTGCTCATCAGAACTGCTCTCCGTTCCAGTGAAGGTCCCGCTCCGGGTCCAGCGAGCTAATCCAGACGCGGGCCACCGTCGTCGCCTTGTCCACGTCCCCGTTGAGCGGCCAGGTGTCGAGCCCGTCGTAGACCGGCTTCGTCCACTCCGGCTGACTGTCCGGGTCGCTCAGGTCCCACCCGGTCGCGTACTCGATCAGCGACTCCACGCCGAGGGAATCCAGGTCGGGCCCATACTCGGCGTACTCCATGCCGTCCTCGCGCACCGTGTTCTGCCGCTCCGGCGCGTGGGCGTAGGCGTAGACCGTGACCACCGCGCCCGGGAGATCCGGGTTGACGTACCTCACCGAACAGGCCGGACCGTGCTGCTCATCCCCGTGCTGGCCGTCGTCGTCCATGACGCCCGACTCGTGCATGACCCAGCCCACGTCAGTACCTCTCCGGTCGGGCCATCGGGAACCGTTCGAAGTACGCGGCGGTATAGAGCGCGGTATTCACGATCTTTTCGAACGTGGCGTCCGCGTACTCGGTCACCACGCAGGTGATGATCTCCACCTCGCCATAGCGGCACTTCAACTGCTCCTGCGCGCACCACTTCGCGAAGTACTCGCGGCCCTCGACCACCCAATCCGGGCACATCCTGGATTCCCAGTACTCCTTCCCGTCCGAGCCGATCGGGGTCACGATGAAGTGCCCTTCCGTCGCCGGGTCGCGCTTGTCGAACGTCCCGTTCGCCATGATCAGGCCACCCAGCCCAGAACGTCGTTGTTGACCTCCGTGCAGAACTCGCACTCGCGCACGTGCTCCTGCACCTCCGACAGCGAGGGCGTATTGCCCATGTGCCGCGCCGGGTCGGTGATCACGAACAGCCCGTCGCACGACTCGCTCAGCTCGAAAATCTCGTCGCAGGTCAGCTTCCGGTCGGGCAGGTACAGGCCCCGCTCGTCCTGGAAGATCCCCGCCTCGCTGTGAAGAATCGGGGAAGAGAACTGACGGCCGTCCTTCAACAGCTGCGCGCCGCCCTCCTTGACCTCGACCTCCAGCCGGTGCCCCGCGACACCCATGTGCATGTTGACCTCGGAGTACGGCATCCGAATCCAGACCTTGTCGCCCGGCCCCACGCGTCGCTTCATGCGAAATCCCCTCCTAGCTGAATTGGTGGCTGGCAGGTGGTGACAGCGCGCGGGTTGTGGTGCAGTCCCCGCGCGCTCTCGTCACGCGTCAGCGGTCGCCGGTCTCCTGGACGGTCACGTGATACGAGGTCTCGGTTCCAGGGCGGCCGAGGTGGAAGTCCTCCGTCTCCCCACACCGGAGTTCGCCGAGCCTCTTTCGAATCCACTCAGCGCACGACTCCAGCTCCAGCTCCTTGCACTCATCCGAGCGCTCTTCACCGATCTGGAGCCGACACTTGTGATCCGGGTGCCAGAAGCCGTGCGCTTCCCCGAAGTCCTCCATGCCGGAGAACCGGTCGTCGGCATCGCGCATGATCTGGACCAGGTCCTTTGTGATCTGCTCGATGTCGTTGGTGCGGGTGCGGCTCCGCCTAAGCGTCACCGTGCCAGGCTTGCCGTCCTTCCGACCTCGGAACTCCTCGGTCACCATGAGGTACATGCCCCTCCTCCATTCGGCGGATATCTGTCGGTATGTCACACAAACGGAAGAGCGGCCCGACCACACGCGTGTCGGGCCGCTCTCATTCACTCGAACGGCCGAGCTAGATCACTCGGATGGGCTAGCGCCCGTCCTCGTTCCGGACCAGCGGCTCCATGCGCGAGATGGTCATGACCAGGTCGGTGTCCCCCAACAGCGAGAACTTCGCGTCCACGCTGTCCTGCGTCAGCAGCTTCTTCCGCGCGCCCACGGAGAACAGGTGGGTGACCTGCTCGTAGGTCTGCGCCCACTCCTGCCTCTCGGCGGGGTCGTTGATCTTGTACGCGATGGCGTTGATCAGCATCCCGATCGAGGCGTTCAGCTCGATCTCGTGGACGTTCGTCACCGGCTCCTTGAGCGGGTTGAACGGGTGGGCGGCCGGCGAGAACTCGATCTTCAGCATCATGTGTTGCTCTCCTTTTCGGGCATGCGAAAGGGGAGCCACGCGGTGCGCGACTCCCCTGGTTCGGTTTGATTCAGTTGCGCTGCGCCAGCGGATCGGTCGGGCTGAGGTAGTCATCCGGAGTAGGTTGCTGCGCCGGGTCGTACTTGAAATCTGGCGCAAAAATGTCCGCCAGCGGTTCGGTCGGCTCGGGCTCGCCCTGGTCCATCTGCATCGTGCGATCGGACGGCCGGTTCACATTCGGCGCGAGACGATCACTTCGGAGCGAGTCAGAGCGCCGGGGTCGCTCGCGCATCAGAGCCACCCATTCTCGCTGTAGACCCCGTACTCATCGCGGACCCACGTCCGCAGCTCGCCGAGCACATAGCTCTTCGGGTCCTCCGGATCGAACTCGTCGCCGTCGGTCCCGATCGTGGCGATGGCGTAGTTGCCTTCCAGCGGATTGGTCCCGGCTGCGGAGCGCTTGGCCCCGACCTCGGTGGGGAACACATCGATGTTGCTCGTGCCGCCGGGCCAGCACGCCCAGACGCCCTCGTACTCGACGACCACGGGCTCGCCCAGATCCGGGTACCAGCCGTCCTTGCCGATGATCACTGATTTGCTCCCTCGAATTCGTAGGCGCCGGTTGCGGCGCAGTCCTCGTCCACGAGTACGCGCCCTCGACCCACCAGACGCGCGAATCGGTCATGAGGCCACGCGACCGCGCGCGACGTGCGTGCGTCCGTCCTGATCCACCCGGCCGCCCACCACCGGCCGTCCCGGTCTTCAACGTACCGCGTCACGCCGACGCGCCCCGGCCGATGCTCCAAGATCTCGTGCTCATCGACCGGGAACTCCCCGCGCTGCGGGCCGTGGTTCTCGATCAGCAACAGACCCACCCGCCGCTCTGCCGACATGAACCCCATTTCCACCCCCTCCCAGCCATGCCTGGTGCACAGCCACGCCGACCGCCCGGCCCGTGCCGGCCGATCAGCGAAGCCGCCTACACCGGGAATGGTTCGGTCCGATGCTCGATCTCGGCGAACTCGGCCTCACCTGTCAGGCCCACGAGCCCACGGTCCAGCGGGTCATAAACGATCTGGACGGTGACAACTTGCCGACACGCCTTGTCCGGCCGGACGGCCATCACCATGCCGCCCCACTCGCCAGCCGGGCAGGAGACCAGCTCACCGGGCTTGAAGTCCCAGACGCCACCCTCCGGCATGAGCCATTCGAGTTCGAGATCCGTGCTCTCCACCGTCGACCGGTGATCCGGGTAATGCCAGGCCACCGACGCCACCAGAAACGACGCCCACTGAGCACCAGTAGGGAAGCCGATGCTTGTGATCTTCCCGGAGTAGTCACCACCGGATTTACGCTGCACTCGCATGCCGACCTTGAACGGGCACTCGTGCCGTTGCCTGGCTAAGGACTTCCGCTCCAGCATGAGGCCGCTCACACGATCTGGGAGTCGGCGTTCTCCTGCTCCCACATCTCCGCCACATCGTCTCCCCTCACCAGCCGCAGCGCTTCACCGAGCGCCAGGACTTC